CGTCATGGCAGAATTTGTAAGGCGGGTTTTATTAAATAAAAACTAGGAATTCATCATGTCACACAAACTTGCAGCAAAGGTGCAAGAATGGGTCATGGACGTGGCCATCGGGAAACCGGGGAGCGGGGATGAAGGGGCGGTGAGGTGAGCCCGAATTACGTATCAGACCTGGGTCCATGCAAGGTAGTGTGGGACAAGAAGGAGCTCGGCTTGGCAAAAGACTGTATGGCAGTTCAAAAGAACGCGGGGCTTTACACATCGGTTCTCAAATTCCAATGCACTTTTGAGGGCAACTCGGGCTTGAGAGTCGTGCTCCGTAAGCTCATAAAGGCCAGGATGAAGCCGGCATCGGTGTATGCCGAATCCAAGAAACTCATTTTGAAACGGGCGGCCGGAGGAATTGTATCGGCAAAAAAAACGTGGCTAACAGTTTACCGAGCGTACCCGGTCGGATTAGAATCAGAGAACGGTCTCTACAAACTCACCTTCATCAGTTTTCCCGACGATTCCCCGAGGAGGCGCGGAGATTTTGTTAAATTTAGATTTTAGGAGGAATAACATGGAAACACCAAAAACAAAAGCGGGTATGTTGACCGAAAAAATCATGCTTATTTTTTGGTCGAGCATTAGACCGCCGGAACTTCCGAAGTTGGAGACTGCCGCTTATAATCGCGTATACGAACACGTCTTATCGGTTTTGACAGAAGCGGAGAAATCCGGATTATTCAAGGACTAACATGCCGGGAGAAGTGATCGGAGGAATTCTAGAGCTGGTTCTCCAATTATTGCCTCATCTGTTAAAGACAGAGTTGGAGAAGATCAATGAGAAAATCGACGAAATTCAAAAGGAAAGGAACAAAGATGAACAAGATGCGCTCAAAGCCATGGAGAGCAATGATTTTGACGCTCTCAATCGTATTATCGCTAAGCTACTTCACGGCTTGCGGTAAGATCCCTCCCCCCAATATTTACGTGCCGGTCGGGGAGGAGAAGGTCATAGGGTCGATCACAGCGGGCGTCCTGGCCTGGGCTGCCGACGCGGATCCGGCCGGCGAGTATACGATTGTGACCAAGGCTTTCATCCTCAAGGCGATTTGGGCGTGGAGCAAAGTCGCCGAGTTGGAACTCGAGCTCAAAAAGTACAGGAAGATACCCGAGAAATAAATAGCGAACCGATAGCTACGGAGCATGAACACATGCATAAGCTTAGACCATAGAGGAAAATGATAACTGATTGGGCCAGGGAAGGCGGAATTTCCGGCTTTGATATGGAATGTGACGACTGCGGAATATCCGAATTTTTTGACCGAACTTATTTCAAGGATTTTATAGCCGACGCAAAAATGATCGGCTGGAAGATATCCAAGGATGATGTCGGAGATTGGTCGCATCTATGCCCCGGATGTGCGAATAAAAGCTAGCGAAAATTCAAGGAAAATGACACATGACAAACGGTATAACGATTTAATGAAAAAAATCAACAGAATGTCCGTCAGAGAGGCGTTGGAATCGGGGATAGCCGTGCAGTGCCCGATTTGCGGGATTATCCATCCAGGTATCAGATACATCCATCCGAATCACAGAATATTCTGCGGGCCGGACTGCTATGAGAAGAGGATGAGCGAGGAATAGCGGCGGTTTCAATGCTAATGGGCTAGGCCAAAATTGGTGGCCAATAAATATAATCTGATTCAATAAAATAACTTTTTTCTTGACAGCCATCCTCATTCTGTCCCATTATTGAAGCCGGGAAGAGGCCCAAGATGGGAATGGACATCCGGAAAGTCTCAATTGAGTTCGTCAAGCCATGGGCGGAAAATCCCAGAAATATCAAGACCGCCGACTTTGGGCGTCTGAAGCGGCAGATCCAGGACCTCGGAATTTATAAGCCGCTCATCTGCGTTGAGGAGAACGGCGGATTCATAACGCTCGGCGGGAATATGAGGATAAGGGCACTTCTGGAACTTGGCCATAAAGATGTTGAAATATCAGTCGTCAGGGCTGAGACGAAAGCGGAAAAGATAAAATACGCGCTCTCGGACAATGATCGGGCGGGGGAATATCTCGAGGATAAATTGGCCGAACTGGTATATCCGCATTTTGAAGAAATTAATCTTGAGGATTATAAGATCGATCTAGGAAAGGCGGTAAATTTAAAAAATATAATTGAACAATATGGACCAGGTGGAAATCAATTGGATAATTTAATTAAACTTCCGGATCTTCCGCAAATACCCGAAGATAAGCTTATCTGGTTGGCGAATTTTGAATATATTTTTGTTGAATTCAGTGGCGGCAAAGATTCTCTTCTCGCCTTATATTGGACTAAAAAAGCTTGTGAAATTATTGGGAAATCATTTGAGGCTTTATTTGTTGAAACGGGGGCCGAATTTCCAGATTTAATAGCGTATATTTTGCGTCTGGCGAAGGCACAAGGATTCAATCTCCGTATACTACATGCGACAGAAAATATCATAGCGCATTATATTCAGAAAGGGAAATGGCCAGACCCCATATATCGAGATTGCCAACATATGTTCATAAACGATGTTATAGAGAAGACGATAGATAATACGGACCCGGTCAAGGTTTTGAAAATAAGGGGAGGGCGACCCGATCAAATTATAAGTCGTACCCGAAGATCATCGGTACATTTATCCTCGAAGGGATTAAGTTATTCCCCCTATTTCAAAACATCAAAGGATGAGTATGAGGAATTATTAAAAAAAGCAGAGGGATTGCTTTGGCCTGGTTATGTTCGGGGATTTAAGAGAACAGCTTGTTGGATGTGTCCATTTCAAGGAAAAAGTAAATCCAGTCCTCAGTGGGAAGCGCTCCAAACATGTTATCCAATGCTTTGGGAAGAAATGCGCATCTTGGCAATGACCTTGAAATTTCCTCGCCATTCAGGTGATAATAATATTGATTATTTTTATAACTATTGGAATAAATATCGTTGAGGTGGAAGGATATGCAAGAATTTCAAGGCCTGCTCGAGCCAGAGGCCATCCTTGCGATTGCAGGCGATCGCGTGGATAAATTTTGCCGCTTCGCGGCCAAATATCCCGAAGCCGGGATCGCAGGAGGGACTTTTGGCCAACAGGAGGGCGAGCTCTGGACGCGGCCGCGCTTCGCGCAGAAATGCCAGCGCCCGCCTTGCCCCGAGTTCGAACGCCGGCGTGACGTCCTTGCCGGCCGCGATGAGCAGGCCCGGGCGATTAGGCCTGCGATAAGAAGGGGGGCGAGGACAAGACAAACCGCCAAGTATCTCGGGGCAGGAATCGATGAAGATATGGCCAGCCGCAGCAATCATCGCGATTCCCCCTGCCGAGAATTTAAGAATATTACCATGCCAGAGGCATTGCTTCCCGAGAAGACACGAACTGCAATAGATAATCATCTTAACTCCTTTCTTTATTTGCACTTAAAATATAAATCGCCGCGAATTTCCTGTCAAGTGAACATATAAAATGAAATCCAATAAAGCGATACGTGGATTATGTCGATAAAAATGAAGTCCCCAAAATGATAAAGAAATGTGATGAATGAGAAAATAGACAGTAATACAGCTCAACGTCCTCCGACAGCAGGCTCTTTCAAAAAGGGCGATCCTCGCATCAATCGTAACGGACAGATCAGTCACAAAGTTCTCACTTTTAATAGGACGCTCCGCGACCTTCTGATTACCGAAGGCGAGGAGATGGAAACCGGCAAAATAGGGGAGAAGACACTGCACCTGAAAAGGGTGTTGTGGCTGATCAAATCCGTATGGCGGGCCGCAATCGCCGGGGAGGCCTGGGCCGTCAACTTTATAGCCGAAAGGACGGAGGGAAAAATCAGCCAACCGATAATCGAGGAGATCGGCCCGATGCAGGAATTGAAGGAGTTCTTGGATGAATATGGAATCACAGGCGTCAAGGAATTCGTCGCCATCCTCCGCAATGGAAACGGGGACGGACATCGACGCCTTCTGGAGCTTCCCATACAGCCGGAAGATTCAGAAGGTGATGATCGAGGGCCTGAGGCGTAATGGCCTAAAATCCGCGGCGGATGTCTTGGCGCTTATAGAATGGCTGCGCGGCCCGCGCATCAGCAGCCGCGTTAACTGCGGCAATCCCAACCACCGCGCCCCGCTGGATTTCGTGACGGATATCCTTCTCGGCCGGGTCCATGATTATGTGGTCTGGGCCAACCGGTCCGGCGGGAAGAGCTATCTAGCGGCGCTCGTGACCTGGGTGAAAAGTGGATTCCTCCCGGACTATGACACGACGATCCTCGGCGGTTCGTTCGAGCAGAGCGAAAAGGTCTATAAGGCAATGGGCGATTTCTGGGATTCGACGGGGCTCCGGGACGACTGGCTCACAGGCGAGCCCATGCGGAGGCTGACGGAATGGAAAAATAAGAGCCGCGTGTCGGTCCTCACCGCCTCGACTCGCTCGGCCCGCGGTCCTCATCCGGTCCAGTTGATCATGGATGAGGTTGACGAAATGCCGGAGGATGTTTATATAGCGGCGCTTTCCCAGCCTCAGAGCAAACATGGCCACATAAGCTCCCTGGGAAGGCTATCCACGAATCACCGCGTGGGCGGGGCGATGGACTTGGCCCTGGCCAACGCGAAGGAGCATGGGATCCCCATATATCATTGGTGTATTTTCGAGACATCGGAAAGTTGCCGGGACTACTCATGTTCTACATGCAAATTGACACCTTTCTGTCCGGGCCTGCAGATGAAGAATGCCGAGGGCCATTATGCCATCCACGACTTCGTAAGCAAACTCAGGGACCTGTCGCTCATGAGTCTTCAGACCGATTGGTTTTGCAATAAAGTAGGGCGATCCGATCTCGTTTATGGCGAACAGTTCGATGAAGCCATCCATTCGCCGCTCGATCTGCCTGATTTCAGCCCCGATCTACCGGCCGTGATCTCGATCGACTGGGGCGGGACGAATCCTTTCTCGCTTGGCGTCTGGCAGAAATTCACGCCGCTCGGATGGATCAGGGTCGATGAGATATATATCGCGAACACAACGAACACAAGATTGATCGAGGAGGCCCGGAGTCGGCCATGGTGGCCGAATGTTTCTGAGGGGGTAGCCGATCCAAGCCGTCCAGATCTGATAAAGGAATGGGCGGCGGCCGGAATAAAATTATATGCTGCGAATAATGATATTGAGATCGGCATCGGGGCCGTCCGCAATGCCCTCCGCCCAGTCCTGGGGCCGCCCAAATTCCGGGTTAATCGACGTTGTCAATATTGGCTCATGGAAGTGAATAATTATCTCGAGCGGAAAGGGAAGCCGGTCAAGGAAAAAGACCATAGCCTCGATGAAACTCGTTACTGGGTAATGTGGAAACTCGGTCCGGTGAGACGCGGAGGAAAAGTTATCCACGGCGGCATGAAGGTTCCGGAGAAAGAAGTGCCGGCGGACCAACCAAGGCCGGCGGAAGGGTCAGTAGTGAATGAGTCCGAAGTTAAGGCTGGAGGGAATCATGGGCAGCGAAAACAAAGAGTCTTCATCTCCTCCCGTTAAGCGGAAGGGCAAAGTATTCCGGTACGTCTACACAAGCCGGGGTCTATTCCCCTGGGAGCAGTTAAGAAAGGCGGAGATCAAGAAAGAGACGAAGGCCGCGAACAAGAAGAGCAAGCAGCTCGCGATCGAGCAGTTATATCTTACCGAAAACAACCTGGCTCCCCCGCCGTTCGACATGCTTTCGATTCTGCTCCTCATGGACAACTGCTCCTACTTCGACGCTTGTGTCCGCCAGATCGCGACGGACGTCACGGGGCAGGGGTACGACATCACCGAGAAAGAGGAGGAGGACGTAGAAGCGGCGCCCGAGGAGGAAGCAGAGGCAACTCCAGGGGAGGGCGAAGTAGAGGCTGCTCCCGCGGCATCGAAAGCACCTGGGCCAAACGACGCAGAGCTCAAGCGGCTGTCTCATTTTTTCAGGAATCCGAATGACGACGTCGAAACGTTCGAAGAGATCTGGAAGAGGGCGATCATAGACTTCGAGTCCGTTGGCCAAATGGGCATCGAGGTATCCCGCGGGCAGGACGGCAAGATCGACGCTCTATTCCACGTTCACGCCCACATGATACGAGTGCATAAAGACCGCAACAAATATTGCCAGATTCGGGGCATAGACAAGAAGTGGTTCAAGAAGTTCGGATACGAGGGTGACGTCCACCAGGACACGGGCGATGAGAAGAACGTGCCCGAAGATAAGAGAGCGAACGAGTTGATCTTCTTCGTCAACTATTATCCCCAGAGTTCGTTCTATGGCCAGCCGCCCATCCTGCCGGCGGTCGGAAGCGTCAGGGCCATGATCGGGGCGAGGGATTACAACCTCGCCTTCTTCGAGAACTACGGGGTGCCGGCGGCCATGGTCATCGTCGAGGGAGACTGGTACGAGGAGAACGTCAAACTCATTTCGGACTTCATCGACGTCGATATCAAGGGCAGCGCGAACGCCCACAAGACGATCGTCGTCAATCCTCCCGAAGGCGGCAAGGTGACGTGGGAGCCCCTGGTTACCGAGATCAAAGAGGGCCACTTCAAACTCTATCACGCATCGCTGATCGACGAGGTCCTGGTCCCGTTCAAGATGCCTCCCTATCGGATCGGCATTGCAAGGCAAGGCAGCCTGGGCGGGAATATAGCGTCCGAAGCGACGAGGGTCTACATCGAAAGCAGCGTCAATCCGCTCAAGCTCGTGACGGCCAGGATCATCACGTCCTTGGTTATCGAGAAGGGACTCGAAAATGATAAGTTCGAATTTTGGTGGGGCGACGTCGACCTGCGGGATATCAACGCAATCGCGAACAGGTGCGTTCAACTCTTCGGAGTCGGAGTCATGAACAGGAAGCAGATTGCGGACGAGGTGGACGTCGAGGCGCCCGAAGATGAAGACGCGGAAAGGTACTACATCTCCACGGCCTATGTGCCTTTGTCCGACGCCGGCGTGGGAGGGATGACCCAGGGCCGGGACGCCCAGGTCGAGGAACTGGCAGCCAGGGTAGACAAGATTCTGGACGAGGCGAAGAAGGGACGAGCAAGTGCGGAGGCAGCGCGGATGGCCGCGGCCGAGGCAAGAGATAAAATCGAAGAAGGAGAGTGACCTATGCCACTGATTATTTATTTGGGAGTGCCGGCGATGACGATCCTGACGAGGGACGAATACGACGCGGAGGAACTCAAGAAGAAGTTCGGCAAGCCGAGCAGGATCGTTGAAATCATCTCAGCCAGCGGAGGCAAGAAGATGGTCCGGGCAGACAACGTCGTTTTCATCAAAGAGATAACGACCGAGGAACTCGAGGCATCCATGGCCGAGATCAAGAAACAGAGAGAGGATCCCAGGGATGCTCAAGGGCGCCGGATGATTCAGCCGGTAACGAGGATCCCAGGCGGAGGCCGTCATAATTGAGCGAAGAACTGTCCCTTTCCATATCCTTCGAGCCGCGGCATATTCACGAGTTGGCTGCGGTGAGGCGGGAGCTCGCCCAGATTCACAAGGCGAGAAGGGCGGGGATCCCCCGGGCCTACAAAGTCTTGAGGGTCAAGGCTCAAAAGAACATGGCCAGGGCAGCAGTCTTATGGAAGGACAAGGTCAGGAAGGCCGTCCTGGCGAGGCTGGCCAGGGGACTCCCGAAGGGCAGTCCGGCAGAGATAGCGGACAAGCTGGCCGATTGGAAGGCCTTGGAGAAGATGGGTGAGGATATTTTCTTCCCTGCACTCATGGAAGCCCACAGTCTTGGGTACAAGAGCGTACGCTTCAAGGCTGGCGGAGGAAGCATAGGGGAAATGACCGAGCGCTCGGCTAAGTGGGCAGGAAAGCACGCGGGGGAACTCGTGAAGGGGATCACCGAGGAGACGAGGTACGGAATCAGGGGATACATCTCCTCGGGCATTGTATCAGGGCGGGATCTTGGGACGCTGGGTAGGGAACTAAGGACGATCGTCGGGGTTAGCGGAAAACAGGGCGAGAGCCTCGGCAAATATTACAGCGACCTTTTGGAAAGCGGGATGGACGAGGGCGAGATCATGAGCAAGGTCGAGCGGCTCGCCCAGCATATGCAGACCGACCGGGCCATGACGATCGCCCGGACTGAGACGGCCGAGGCATTGAGTGAAGGAACGAGGTTGTCGTACAAGGAGCACGGCATCGAGAAACTTGAATGGGTCGCGGATCCTACGGCCTGCGAGGAGATCTGCCTTCCGAATGATGGGAGGGTCTACGACGTGGATGAGGCAGAGGGGGAGATTCCGGCGCATCCCCGGTGCGAATGTTGCTGGGCGATGGCGATAGGCGAGGAGTCAAGTGAATGAGATCACGGACAATAAGCCGAAGTCGTGTCCGAGGTGCGGGAAGATGATGAAAGTAACCTGGGCCTGTTGTTCCTGGAAGAAGAACGGATGGCTGACGATCTGGAAGTGTCCGGACAAGGTGTGTCATTATAGGGAAGGCCATACGAGGAGGCCGGGAAGATGATAACAAAACCGAAAGTAATAGGAATAAGCAGAACGCGAACGGGAGACATTTTTGGGATTGTCCTTTTGTGGCAATTTATCTTCAACATCTTCTGGATGCAAATGGAAGACGAGGAAGAACGATATTTCTGCTTATTGATTTGGATGAGATGGCCTCATATTTATAAGGAAATTTGGTTAAGATTTCCTATTATCCGGTGGGCGTATGGGACGAAGACGGAATGAGCACCCCAAAGAGGATCGGCCATTGTAAGCGCTGTGGTCAATGCTGCCTAGAGGCCTGGCGTTTTTGCTATAGCGCTAAGAAACTACTCCCGGACGAGTATGATTGGACGACCTTGAAACTCGAAAAGGTCCGCGTCATACCCGAAGAGAAGGGCGACGGTTTTCCGTGCGAGGCGCTGGTTTACGACATCGAAACAAAAAAGGCGGTCTGCCTCATTCATGATAAAAAGGAAAAGATTTGCAAAATCTATCCGACTACACCCGAAGAAGTCATTTTCCAAGGGTGCGGATTTTCATTTGAAGGGGGATAACCATGGCAACTGAACTAATGACGATGGGGAACATCTTCGTCGGGCTGGGAAACATAGGGGCCTTATTGACGGTCCTTTATTACATGAGAAAAAACAAGGGGGGAAACTCCAGCGACAACGGGACGAAGGAGAGGGTGGATAAACACACGGAGGAGATCGGGATACAAACCGATCGGGTGAATGTCCTGTCGGACAAGGTGGTAATTCATGGCGAGAAGATAGCAAGGGTCGAGGCTGAGGTAGAGCACGCCGCCGAAGAAATCGCCGGATTGAGAAAAGAAAACAGAGAGGATCATAATCGGATATACGAGGCCATCGAGGCCAGGAATGGGAGGGTCACATGAGAATCGAAAAAATTAATGAAGAGCTTTTGACGAAGGCGACTCCAGAAGAATTGAAAGAGTGTCGGTTCAAGTTCATCCAACTATTCAATCAATATCACGGCAACAAAAAGTTCTCGGAAATTGCGGAGTGGCCGGAGTTTATGGCCAAATACATGATGCTCCGGACCGAGATGGAAAAGAGGTTCATGCCTATCGGTGTTGAATCCAGTATCGAAAGGTTCATCAACAAGGCGGGTCCAATGCCGGGTTTCAAAACAAGCCTCAGTCCCGAGGACCAAAAATCATACGACGATGAAACGGCTCTAATATTTGAAAATTCCATGAAGGCCGACGCGCAAAAGTCACACAAATTCCAGCCGGCGAAGTGGACAACTTCTTGGGGAAGCCCGCGGTGCCTAAAGTGCGGCAACGATGAGCCGGTGGGCGGAATCTGCAAGGGCTGGAAAAAGTCCCCGGCAAGATACGACGCCGGGACCTGGGGGCTTGCCCTGGACAAGGCCGATTTGGAAGTTATAGAAAAGCCCTATCCCAACGAGCACGCGGCGAGATTGAGCGACCCCGGAAAATTCGACAGGTTCGGCAGAACCAAGGGCGGAAAAATATATGGAGGGGCGATTGTCGTTCCCGCCTCTATTGATATCATCTGGGGTCATCCGAAAAACGGCCCGCCGAAGGCTGCCATCCCGCAGGCGCTGCGCTTTCCTATCAAGGACTGGACCGAGGCCGAGGCGAGAAAATGGCTGAAGGACAATAAAATCAAATTTATATCATTCGAGCCAGCCAAGGAAGAAAAGAAGGCGATCGATGATGGCGAGTCTGAGGCTATCTTCAAGATCCTGAAGAAGGACGCAGCGCAGCAGATCGTGGGCGGGATCGTCTATGAGCCGAACGCAGTCGATACCCAGGGTGATTGGACGGACGCGGCCGAGATCCAGAAGACGATGTACGGGTTCATGATGAAGTATGCCGAACAGCCGAGCCGTATCAAGATCATGCACAAGGGCACGGCCCATATGTTTCCCATCCTCGAATGTTTCCAGCCGGAGCATGACACAAAGAAGGGCGACGGTATGATCAAAGCCGGCGCTTGGTGGATGATGATAAAGATCACGGACGCGGGAGTTTGGGCGGAAATTGAAGCTGGCGCGATTACCGGACTGAGTATGGGAGGCTTCGCTAGGAGAGCATAACAAAGATACTTTTTTTATTTTGTTTGGAGATAAATATGAAGACGAATGAACAACTAGCAAAGAAGAAAGGGATCCGGAGATACCGAATACCGTGGTGGTTGCGGAATGCTCTACGGCAGATCGAAAATGTCCTTATTAGGAAGGTACTTGGTCAACCGGCAATCCCAGGTGGGCTCATTTGGTTCGAACAGAAATTCGCGGAATGGGCACATGGCCAGGTGACGGATAAACAATTTTTAGTCATTGTGGAAGAATATGTCGAACAACTCCAAGAGGCAGGCGAGGCACTTGTCGGCGATGGTCATCTCTATCATGCTGTTGCAGAGGGCCTTCATTGTAAGGGCGGTGAAATCGAGTGGACGGAGATTGAAAATACCGAAAGACCCATAATCAGTTCCAAGAATAATCAAGGCTAATCTCCTCCTAAATCTATCCCGGCAAAACGCTTTTATGTTCCATGGATTTGCTATATAATATTTCTATGGATGGGAAAGCCTATCAACATAAATATTATTTAAAAAACAAAGAACGTATATTAGCAAGACAATCCGCTTTTAATAAGGCTCATCCGGATCGTGCAAATGCATGGCATCGTGCACATTCCGAAGAAATGAAGGAATATAGGAAAAAATATTGTCTAGAAAATAAAGAAAAGATTAAATACCTTAACAAAGAATGGCGACGATTACATCCCGAATATGGGAGAGAACGTTGCAAAAAAATCACTGAAGAAAGAAAACAAGATATAAAGTTTAATATAAAAATGTGGGCTAGAGATACTCTTTATCATCATAAATATCGGGGAATTAAAGGAACCTTAACGACTGCCCAATTAATAGAACTTGCAGGGAAAACCGATCATTGTTTCTATTGCGGAGACGGTCTGCATTGGGAGTATAAAGGGAAGGGAACATATAACAATACTCCATCACTTGACCGTATTCATAACGGGAAAACAATCGATATTGAAAACATTAGGATTATCTGCCATTCATGCAATTGGACGAAGGGATCCAGGACAGATCAAGAATTTATAATCTATTGTAAGAAGATAGCCAAGATACACGGCAATTCGATCTAAACGCCAGCGTTGATCTTAGGCCTAAATAGGGGCATATATCTGGCCGCTCAATATTCATCATCTTCCTTTTAAAAGTGGCCTCAAATGCATATCAAGCGAAAATTTTAGGCATTGGGACTTGACAAGCAAAAAAAAGTGGCGTATAGGATTAAGAGAATAGTACCTGGACTGATGTAAGATGGAGCCAGGGCCGATCCAGTCAGCGGATTCGGCGCCATAGGTTCCATGCTCCACTAGGTGCCAAGAGAACCTGCCGAGCGGCAATCGCGCAAGGGGGCCAATCCAAAGGTCAATTTTTTCGTGGAGGTTTGTGGTATGCCGCGATTAAAAGATTTGGAAGTGCTCGAGGTGAGCTTGGTCGATGCTGCCGCAAATAAAAAGAGGTTTTACCTCAAAAAAAGGAGAACAAGCATGAAATTCTTGGACACCATAAAGAAGTTCCTGGGAGGCGACCTGTCCAAAGAGCAAATCAAAAAGGTAGGCGAGCTGCCGGAAGACACGGCTGTCGAAATCGTCAGCGCGCTCGAGGTTTTGAAGCGCAACAGGGACGCCTGGCCGGATGAGTTCGAGGACGCGGTCAAGGCTCTGGTCAAATTCTCCACCACCGATTATCCGCTCGTCGAGTCGGATGACGAGGGAGAGATGAATCTCGAGAAGACCGGTGCCAGGCTCAGCAAACTCACGAAGGAGCAGTTGACGGGATTGCGAGACATCGTCGCAAAGCTCATCACTGAGGCCGGGGCTCTAAAGAAAGCCACGGCAATCCTGGACGAGCTGCTGAAAGACCCAGCGGCCGCAGACGAAGTCAAGAAGTACGCCGAGGGCCTTACGGCCGAAGTCTTCATCCAGAAGATGAAACGGCTCGAGGAACTCGAAGCGAAGGCGAAGGAACCCGCCCTCAAAAAGTCCGACGTTGAGGAGCTTATCAAGGCCGCGATCGCGAAGGCCGTACCGGCGAAGAAGGCGGTCAAGAAGAGCCTCGATGCCGATGAGGGAGATGAAGGGGATGAGGGAGACGAACCGATCGCGAAGTTCGCCGATCCCAAGTACGAGAAGGAAGTCAAAAAGGCCGGCGGCCGTCTCCTGTGGCCGAGCATAGTCGGGAAGGTTGTTAAGGAGGACTAACGTGAACACGACAAAATCACTTTTGCAAAAGCTGCGGATGGACAGGATTGAGAAGGGTTACAATCTCATCTCCCTTCCGCAGATCACCCTGACCGAGGAAGAGGCCGACCGATTCATTGACTACATGGTCGACGAATCGGCCATGAAGGGCTACGCCCGGATCGAGCGGATGAACGTGCCGCAGAAGAATCTGAGGGCTATCGGGTTCGGGTCCGGGAAGTTCCTGTACCCGGCCGGGCAGTTCGACGAGAGCAAGTACAAAAAACAGTGGATCGACAACAAGATTCAACTCTCGACGAAAGAGGCGCGCGGCTGCGTCGCCATCTTCGACAACGACCTCGAGGATCTGCCGCCCGCAATCACGCCTGACCAGTACCAGAACCAGCTCATGGGGATCATCACGAAGAAGATCGCCATCGAGATCGAAGAGGCTGGGTACATGAGCGACAGGCACGGCCTTAACGGCTTTGCCGCCGACGACATCAGAAGCCTTTGGGACGGATGGCGCTACATCATCAGCCACAGCGCTGCGGGCCAGCAGTATTTCAACAAGGTCTCGGGATCCGCGCATCTCCTGGACGCCTGCGAGGGCGGAGAAACGGGCAACGAGTTCAAATACCCAGGACTGATCGCCGAACAAAATCCCGCCCCTCCTTATGGCTGGGAGTTCAAATACCACAAAGCGATCAAAGCGATGCCGTCCAAGTACAAGGCTAACGGCGGGCTGGCCAACATGTCGTTCCTAAACTCGGACCTTGTGACGCAGGACTACCTGGCCGCGTTGAGCCAGAGAAGCACGATCATCGGAGACGCAGTCCTGCAGGGGACGATGCAGCCGCAGTACGGCCGGGTGGGGATCATCGACGTTCCTCTCATGCCGACAAACCTGGGAGATCCGGGTGCGGGGCAGGACGGGGTCATCGGAGCGGGCGTCTACACGGATTGCCTGTTCACGCCGAAGAACAATCTGATCATCGCCATCCAGCGGGACATCAAGATCGAGTCCAAGCGTGAGCCGGCCGACCAGTGCACGTACGTCTTTTATTCGCTCAAGATCGACTTCGCCCTGGAGAACGTGGACGCGGTTGTTCTGATCCGGTGCTTGGAGCACGAGTGCTAAAGACGGGCTTGGAGACGGGCCGATGATAGCGTTGGTTACGAATTTCGGTCAAACGAGGTCGTTCCCGACGTGCATCGGCAACGTCTATATCGGCGCGACGGAGACGAGGGAGATAGAGAACGAGAAGGCGATCGAGGAACTCAAGGCTTTTCCCATGTTGAAGGTCGTCTGCAAAGGACCATCCAAAGTACCGAAGCCGGGAGTCGACTGGTCCTCGTTCAAAATCACCCAACTCAAAAGTATCGCGGTAAGATATAAGATTCGCGGCTTCTCGAGGATGAGGAGGGCGGATCTAATCAAGGCCCTAGAGGAGAAACATTATGGACAATGAACATTTCCCACACAGTGATTTGGGCGGAGACGTGTGCGAGAACTATTTGATGGACGTGTTCCCGCTGAACATCGACATCAATTTCCAGAAGTGGCACTGGCTCAAAAGCTACATCGACATCTCGAGCTGCGTCAGGCTCCAGGACGACTTCTATAATGAGGAAGTCGACGACTGGACGAATACCGCAGCCGGCGGGTCGGTCGAAGTGACGGACATGGTGAACGGGGTTATGCTGTTTTCACCGCAAGCGCAGACCGATGACGCCTATGCCGAAAGGTATCAGAATCATGAAACCTGGCGCCTGTACGACGCCTTCCCCATGTATTTCGAGATGCGGTTCCTGCTGAGCGACACGGACGAGTCCGAGTTCTACGCCGGGCTGCTCGATGCGCTTGGCTACTATGCCGCGGGCGGAAATCATGGCGTCTATTTTAGGAAGGACGACGGAAACGCTTCCCTCATCTTCGCCTGCGAGGACAACGCGGTGGTTACGGACACGGACACGGATGTCAACTTGGAGGCCTTTACCTGGTACAGGATCGGCTTCCACTGGGACGGAGCCGGCAACCTGCGCTGGTTCGTATTCGACGATTACCGGGTTTGCCTTGCGACGGGCGTCGTCACGACGGGGTTCCCCCAGGACGAGGAACTCCGGATTTGTTTCGGTGTCCGGAACGGAGAGGCCGACAGCAAATTCCTTTACGTCGACTATTTCAAGTGCGTTGCTGAACGCTACGTCGAGTAAGGCGGACCGGCTAAGTAAGTCGGGACCCGGGTCTTAGAGGCCCGATTTTGTGGAATTGAGGCGGCGAGGACTAAAGCTGAGCTGCGGTTCTCGCCGTCTTCTTATAAACGGAGGCCTAAGAAATGCCGTATAGTGAAACGCGAAGTAAGTCACTAAAGGGGCGGCATACAAGCCCTAGAACAGAGTTCAAGCTGGGTCATCAGAACCTTACTCACAAAGGGATTAAAAGAACTCCGGCACAATGCGATGCGATGAGTAAAGCCCGGTTCGGCAAGAAAAACCCAGACCATAGTGACCGGATAAAGGCTCTATGGAAAACGGCCGAATACGCGGCCAAACAACATTTGGGCAGAAAAAAAGGGCCGAACAAATCAGAGAATGGTCTCAATGCTCTATTGCAAATTCTTTTCCCAGGAAAGTATCTGTTCACCGGAGACTTCTCCTTTATGGTCGATGGGAAAAATCCAGATTTCGTCAGCACTGAGGGCTCGAAGAAAATAATAGAGTTATTCGGGGACAGATATCATGATGAGGAAGAAGCGGAGAAGAGAACAGAATTTTTCAAGTTGCAGGGTTATGAAACATTGATTGTTTGGAATCTTGAATTAAGGGATCTCGCCGTCCTCATAGAAAAACTCAAGCGTTTCCATGTGGAGGGAAGAATTGCCTAACTACCAAGGCCATTATGTAAATTCGGCCGATATATCGAATTGGCAGACGGGGACATCGGACGCGGAGAAGCAGGCGGTCATCGAAACGGCCGAGGCCATCCTGGAAAGGGCACTGGGCGTCCATTATTACGACAAGGCTTTCGACATCAAGCTGAACGGCAACGGAAAAAATCGGCTGTTCCTCCCCTTAACGTCGAACATCAGAGAGGTATCGCACGTGTACGTGGGCGGTATCGAGATGGACGCGACCTGGTGGACGTGGGATGAGAACAGCGTTTTCATAGACCTCTCGGCAAGCGGCGCCGGAGTCGGAAATCCCGAGCTGGATTACCTGCTTAGCACGGTTTCAGCGACGGGGATTTTCCCCAGGGGCTATAACAATATCAGGGTCGTAGGGAAGTGCGGTCCCGCGGCGGTGCCGGCCTGGATTAAGAAGGTCGCGAAGATCCTGGCAGAAGCGTCGATCGACCCTACCCTCTACACATCCTATGCGTTCGCCTCGGAGAGTATCGGCAGTTATTCCTATTCGCTCGGGTCCGTGCCCGGGCAGCCGAAATACAAGACGGGGATCAAAGAGGCGGATGATATCATCGCCCTGTTCAGACGGAAGAAGATCGTCATTATGGCGCCATGATGGAGAGCTTGGCGGAAATGAAAGAACAGATCCCCTGGGTTCTGGGCCGGGCTCCCATTCTATTCAAATCGCCGACGATCTCAAACCGTCAAATCTCCGAAGTGTTGCCGGCGGGATGCTGGTCGGACGGACCGGCGTTCATCGTCGGTGGAGGCCCGAGCTTGAAGGGCTTCGATTGGAAGAGGCTCGATGGGCTTCGAACGATCGGTATCAATCTCGCGTTTTACTATTTCGACCCGACGGTAGCGTTCGCGATGGACACCCGGTTTTTGCATTGGATATTGAACGGAAGGTACGACGAGATATACCCAGGGTTAAAGGAGAAGTTTGAAAAGACGCCGGCGTATAAGTGCTGGCTCCTCACCTATTCGGCCAAATTGCCGGAGGATATTTTTGTAATCAGGGTGCTCAAGAATCACGACTTCGGGATGAAGAATTTTTCGTTCAAAATGGAAGAGGGCTGCGGGCACGGCGACAACAGCGGCTTTGGAGCGTTGAATCTGGCGTTCCTGTTAGGGGCAAATCCCATTTACCTGCTCGGCTACGACATGACGATCGGCCCCGCGGGGACGCACTGGCACGAGGGGCATACGAGGCCTCTGGCTCAGGAGACGCTCGACAAATACAAGGGTCCGTTCGAGAAATGGGCGCCGAAGATCAAGGCGGCCGGGACAAGAGTCGTCAATCTCAATCCAGGATCGGGACTACGCTGTTTTGAATTTCAGACCGTAGACGAGGTCCTGGGTGGAGGAGTTGTTTAATGGCCCTCAGTCGGTTTCGGGACAATGTAAAAAAGTACGGTTTATCCAAGCCTCCCCAAAAGCCCAAGCCCAAGGTCAGGTCCAAGGTCACGGCTATCACGCCGACCGGGGACAGGCCGTTAGCCTTTGCTCTCTGTCAGCAGTGGATGAGAAACCAAACAAGGCCTCCCGACCAATGGCTCGTAGTGGACGACGGGAAGGTGCCGATGATCCCTTCATGGGGCATGCAATATGTACGGAGAGAACCGCAGCCGGAGGATCCGAAGCATACGCTCGCCCTGAATCTGAGGGCTGTGCTCCCCTTAATCCAGGGCGATAATGTTGTGATCATCGAGGACGATGAGTATTACGCCCCGGATTACATCAAAGAAATGTCCCGGCAGTTGGAGGCGCATAGGGTCGTCGGAATCATGAGGGCCAAGTATTATCACATCGTATCCGGCGGCTACATGCAGATCGGGAACACGGCCCATGCTTCGCTTGCGGAAACGGGGTTCAAGAGTTCGTTCATCCCGACAGTTAAAGAGCTGCTCGAGGCGAGTAGCAATCCATTCCTGGACACCCGGTTATGGCAAAAAGCCGGGAGCCTTGGATATCTCTTCGTCGACACGGAGAAGCCATTGTATCTAGGGATGAAGGGGCTGCCCGGACGCGCGGGGATCGGAGCGGGTCACAAGACTACGCTTTATAAAACCGTGGACAGCTCAGACAGGGCTATCCTCAAGCGGTGGGTGCCTAAAGACTTCCGGGTCTACATGGACATACTGAACGGGAAGCTGACGGAGGACAATTATAAATCCTATTTTCCCAACGTCCTTCCCATAACAGGGGTTTCAGTGTGCTGGAATTCGCAAGCGCTGATCGAGAGGGCCTATAACTCGATTCGCAAGTTCCATCCGGACATGCCGATCATCATCATCGACGGGTCGGACGCTGGCGACCCATGCGCCGCCTATGTAAAGAGCCTCGCCTCTTACAAGACGACCGTCATTTCGCTGGGATATAACATAGGGCACGGCCGGGGCTTGTGCATGGGGCTTGATAAAGTCAGGACGAGGTACGCCTTGGTATTCGATTCGGATATCGAAATGCTGAAATCCCCGGTGGAGGCCATGCTGGCCATGATGGAGCCGGACACGTTCGGCGTCGGGTATATCGAAAAGACAGGGTTCGATGGCTACAATTATGGAGCTCACTCCCATCATGTTAGCGAAGGCTGGATGCCTTATCTTCATCCTTATTTCCAACTGATAGACATCGGCAATTATAAAAAGTATCACCGCTACGTGCATCATGGGGCCCCGTGTTTTCTGACGATGCTCGATATCTACAAGAAGGGGCTGTCCAATAAGGTTTTAAAAGAGTTCGTGGGCCTCGGTCATTCGGCAGGCCAGGGGTTCACGTGGAAGGGAGAGCTGAGAGAATACATCCATCACATTCCCCGAGGAACGCGGTCGATACGGACGGCGCGCGGCCTTCCGGAAATCGAACAGCAGTGGGAGTACCGATGAAAACGATTGCCTTCGTGACCCGCGTTCATCCGCAGCGGCCGAAGATGCTGGCGGTCTGCATCGAGTCGGTCAAGAGCCAGACGGACGAGGACTACATCCACATCATTCACAGGGACGACAAGACGCCGACGGGATATGGAGGGCTATTGGCGAATCAGTCTTTTATGAAAATCAAATCCATCGACGCGCAGTACGTCATGGTCCTGGACGACGACGACCAGCTAATCGAGCCGCGGTTTGTGGAGATATTCAAAAAGAAGATAGAGGGTCGGACTCCGGAGATCGTCTTTTTTAAGGGAATAACGGCTGGGTTCGGGACGTTGCCGCGTCCGGAACGCTGGGGCAGGACTCCTCTCTATACGGAAATAGCTTCGTTTTGCTTTGCTATCAGGACGGACATCTGGAGGAAATATATCCACGAATTTGGGCGGCAGAGATTCGGAGGCGATTTCAGTTTCATCGCCCGTTGTTATAGCAAGACGAAAGACCACATGTGGCTGGATCTCGTGGTGGCAAAGATGCAGTCAGTCGCAGGTAGGGGACGTCCTGAAAATCATCTAATCCAGGGAGCAGCGGATGGACGTTAGTGTGGTTGTAGTGAGCTACCGGAGGCTTGAGACACTCGGGCCGATCCTCAAGAGCTGGCTGGCCCAGGCAAACGAAGTGTGGCTGGCCGATTGTTCTGGAACGTCGTTCAAGGCACCGGATGGGGTCAGGCATGTCCGGTTCTCCCCGGATCCCGGAAGCAAGGCACGTCACGCTATGGCTCTGATGACGAACGGAGAGCTCGTGTTCAAGGCCGATGACGACGTGATGCCGAAGGCCGGGCTGGTCGATGATTTCCTGGCAACGTGGAAAATATACGGAACGGCATTTTATGGAGTCCACGGCAGGACGTTCAACGGAGCGGCATATTATAAAAACACCGTGTGCTATTCGGCAAGGCAAATTGACAGGCCGGTTCAGGTAGACTTCGTCGGCGTTTGTACGATGTGCGACAGGAGCTTGTTGGCGTACGACTTGAAGGGGTGCGGTACGGCCATCGAGGACCTGTTCTGTCAATGCGGTATTTGGCCGGAAGTTAAAAAGATTATAGTACCGACTAAAAACTATGTGAGTTTGGCCGACGCAAGCGGCCCTGGGTGCCTCTATTACAATCCAGGTGCCCGGGACGAGAGAGAGGCGTTCTATGCGAAGGTCTGGAAACAAAGTCGGGCGGCGAGAGTGGGACAATGAGCATTGAAAATAAAGATATAGCCTTCCTCAATCCAGGGCAGATCATCGAGGTCGAGGTAGATAGCCCGGCCTTGGCGTTCCTGTGGAGCTATATCAATCAGAGAAAGGACAAGCCATCCTGGAAGGCCCGAATCGCAGAGCTCATCAAGGGTTTTGATGGCGGGAAGTTCAAGCCGCTTTATTATTGTTGCGTCCACCGGAGGCTCGAGGACGGGACCCATCGTCTGCATATTGCGAAGATAAGGGGCATGAGTACGGTCCAGGTCGAGGCCCACGCTCGGTGCCATCATTTCAATCCCAGCCTATTTACGGTACTCGAGACGCTGGTCAAGGCCAACGTCAAAGGCGATAAAAAGGACCTGGCCTGGCTCACGGCCTGCAGGGATAAAAAGTGGCGTCACCTCGAAGAGGCGGTCGATTATTGCGGGGCAAGCGTACTGGACATCGGAAGCCATTGTGGGTTCGTCTGCTTGGGATCCGTGCTGGCCGGGGCGAAAAACGCGCTCGGAATCGAGCTGAGATCAGACATGGCGGCCTTGGCGAAGAAGGCTGCGGCTCAGCTCAAGCTCGAGAATAGGGTTTCATTTCGGCAGGCCGATTGGCTGGCTGCCGGGCCGCTGTTCATGGAGAGTTTTGACATCGTTCATTGTCTTGGGCTTCCCCATTATTTTCCGGCGAATCATTTTGAGGTGGCGCTTAATTCGATGGCAACGGTCGCGCGCCGGCTATTGATTCTCGAGTTGAGGCTGGATCCTGGGCCAGGCGCAAGGCTGACAAGGGCGGGAACGCAAACTCTGCCTACTCACGGCTGGCTCACCGAGGCCTTGGCGAAGAAGAGCTTCAAGGTGACGAAGAATTTCCCGGTAGTCGGGGAAATACGTCAGCTCTGGATAAGCGAGAGGGTAAGATGAACGCGACCGATTACCTGGAAAAGCATTGGGCGCCTAGAGAAGTGTGGACTCACTTAAAATGGCCCAAGCATCAGGCGAGGCTCAAGAGGTGCGCGGAATTGGTCGCCGGCCTGTCGTTCTGCGATGTAGGGTGTGCCTTCGGTCATTCCACACAAATCATGGCCGGCTTCCGAGGAGGAGATTGGTCGGGCTTGGAATTCTCAAAGCCGGCGATCGTAAAGGCCGCGGGGCTTTTTCCGTCCATGAGATGGATTTATCTTAACACAGTCAAAGAGTTGCCAAATCTCGCCGGGCGGTTCGATTCGGTCGTTTGCTCCGAAGTCCTGGAACACGTCGAATCAGACGCCGAGTTTGCGAAGGCGGTAGTGGAGATGGCCAGGATGAAGGCCGTGTTCACGACCCCTACGATAAAGGTGTCGGATCCCGGGCACCTGCGAGTCTATGATGCGGCGGGCCTGGAGAAATTATTCAAGGCCTGGAAGCATGAGATTATCCGGGAGAATCCGTTCTTCTATATCGTGGTGACGCATGAGCTATAATTCCCTCCTCATAAATCATTGCGTTGTTGTGGATGCGGAGTACGATAAATGGGGCGAACCTACGGGAGTGATTGTCCTCACGCCGGAGAAGTGCCGGATCGAGTACATGAACAGGCTCGTGCGGACGACGGGCGGTCAGGAAATCCTTTGCTATGCAAAGGTCTTTTTGAAAGCTAATTCAGTGGCTACGAATCAGAGTTACCTCCGGTTCGACGGCAAAGACCATCCCATTGCGGAGTTGAGCACTCCGCAGAATCAGATTCATATCCATCACAAGGAGGCGCTGGTCAGATGAGTTTCGAGGTAGATACAAAGGATTTCGATATGAAGTTCGCAGAGATCGTGAAGAATACCATTCCCAGGGTCGCGGCCGACGCTCTTTTCAGGGCGGGGGCGCTCGTGATAAGGGATGCGCTGCGCGAAGAACCTACGGTCCCGAAAAAAACCGGAAATCTCAGACGCACTCAGCATATCGAAACGCCTGATATCACGTCGGACGATATAAGCGTCGAGGCCGGATTCAATGCCGATTATGCTGCCCGAGTTCATGAGTGGGTACCCAGCGAACAATACGGCGAAAAACAAGTGAATTGGACATTAGCAGGGTCGGGACCAAAGTTCCTAAGCACGAAGCTGGCCAGGAATAAGGAGAAGTACATGAAATACGTCGCGGACGAGATAGCGAAGGCGGCGGGAGGATCCTGATGCTCGAGGAGATCACGCAGTTCATCGAGGACCATACATCTTTCGTGCTGGGTGTCAATCTATTCAGTGGCCATCTGCCTACCAGGCGGCCCAGCGGGACGGAGCCGCCGATCCGGTTGGCGGTGGTACTCGAGAGAACGCCGAGTGCTACGGATGGGGACTGGCCGGACTACCAGCAGAAGGAGATCCAAGTCCTCGTCAAGGCTGAGAGCTACTTCACGGCCCGGGCCATGGCGTATGAGATATTCAATTTTCTGCATGGCCAAGCTGGCTGGCGATTGCCGGTCCTCATGTCGGGAGAGGAATATCTGGCGAACACGATTGATGGCGTCAGCCCTCCCTATCCCTTGGAGAATCCGGAGGAGAAAGGCGTATTTTCATTCAGCATGAATTTTATTTTCAGGATAACAAGGCTATGAAAAGCGAGCTAAAGGCGCTTACCGCAATGGGGACAAATCTGGTGAAAATCGCTGTGCGCCTTATTACTCGGAAAAAGGCTGAGATTTTCGGGCCGGTTGTCCGTCTTAATCCCGTTGATATGGTGGACAATTTCTCCGGGCCGGAGAAGACGCCCAAGTTTCTTCTCCATCACAAGGCGGTGCTCTCGGACGTAGCCGAGGGAATTAGCCTCTGGATGACCAGGACAAAGAACATAAAAATAGCCGAGATTGATTTTCCGTCCGCCTTTCCAGGCCGGGTTTGCGGAGCCTTTATAACGGCCTTTCATCGTCTGGCGTTGTTTCTCGATTTGATCTTCAGGCCGTTTTCTCCCGGCCAGAAAATGGGGAAGTCCCGCTTTGCGACGAGCAGCCAAATAATGCTGTATCGCCTCAGACATTTTCTTTCTTGCTGCCCGGGAATGATGTCTTCCTGTCATAGGGTATGGGCGACCCTCGATCCTCATTTTCTCATAGGCACGGAGGGCGGCCTAACGCAATTTTTCCTTTATTGCTTTTGTCCTTTTATAAGTTTTTCTCATGAATTTATTTTACATTACCTAACCTTCAAATGTCAATGGACAGGAGTGGCATAGCCATTCCTTAATTTATTTTAATAGGAGGCATAAAATGCCAAAGCTCCCGATAGGGGACATTGGTCCTTGCCAAGTTACATGGGACTACGGAGGGACGGAAGTCAATCTAGCCCCCTTCCTGGGGAAGGTCGAGCTTTCGATGAAGGACTCGATCTCGAAGGTCTACGAAGAGGCCTACGGGGATGCGTACGTCGACGCGGTTTTCTCCGGGTCGGTCATGGAGCTCGTCGTTCCGATGACACGTAGCACGCTTAACCAGCTCGAAACGGTGATGCCCGGGTCGAGCCTGAGCGGATCCGCCTTGCTGCTGAAAAACAAGTGCGGGACGGACATGTACGTCAACGCGAAGGCCATCGTCATCAAACTGTTCAAGGACGGGAAGGTGAGTACCGTGAAGTCCGAGTGGCTCCACATCTACCACGCCCATCCGTACAGGGAGTTCGCGATCGGCTACGACCGGAGCGGCCAGAGGACGTTCGGCGTCAAGTTCCTGGTATTCCCCAGCCTTGACAGCGGGAACGAGGGTGAGTTCGGGACGATCGGGGTCAATCCTTGAGCGGGAAGATAATGGATATCGCGACGAAGGGTACGCTTCAACGGCCCATCACCTTCAAAGTCGACGGCGAGACATACAGCGTCGTCCGCCTGAACAGGGCCACGTGGGAATCGGCGCAAGGTCTCGAGGCCGAAATCAGGGCCGGAAACTTTGGGGCACTGTATGACCAAGTTGTGATGATGACGAACGTCCCAAAGGAACTCGTCGACGCCATGGACATCATGGACCTTAGAGATCTGGTTGAACATATAAGCGACCGGATCCGCGGGAAGGGTGAACCGGAAGCGGCAAAAAACAGATCAGAGACTGGGGAAACTCCTGCGCTTTAATAGCGGAGGCGTTCCCTGGTCTCTTTTCATTCGACAGGCTGCTCGCGCTCGACATCCGGGATTTCTACTTTTGGCTAAAGAAGGCCAGAGTGAAATTGCTTGCAGAACAGCGGGACTTTGTTGGAAACGTGCGGATTGCCGTGAATGGCTCGGCGGATGACGTCTCGGACCTCTTCGATTCGATCAAGTGGCAGATAAGGACGATTGAGGAGGAGGAAGCGTAATGGGTACTGGCGGCGGTTTTCTGGCCGGTGCTATTGTCAGCAAACTCATGCTGGACAAGTCGGGGTTCTCTGCCTCGGCCAAGGAAGCACAGGGTGAAGCGGCGGGCCTGGCCGGCGCCATCCAAAAACACAGCGCTACCATAAAGGGCATCGGTACGGCGATGACGGCTGTGGGCGGGGCCGTCGTCGCCTCGTTGGGGGCGATGATATTCAAGGTCGTAGATACCGGCGAATCTCTGTCAAAACTCTCAAAGCAAACAGGTGTGTCTGTAGAGACCCTTTCGGCGCTTCGCCTGGCTGCAGAGACAAACGAAACATCGCTTGAAGGTATTGCTACGGGCATGAAGCGCCTCTCTATGAACATGATGGAGGCCGATGACAAGGGAAGCAAAGCGGCCCAAATGTTCAAATATTTGGGGATTGAGACGAGAGATTCGCATGGCGTTCTGCGAGACATGAACGACGTCATGCTGGATGTGGCAGATAGATTTAAGGAAATGCCTGATGGCGCCGAAAAGTCTGAGATGGCTATGAAAATATTTGGAAAATCAGGTCTGGATTTAATCCCGATGTTAAATACAGGCTCTAAGGCAATCCGGGAGCAGATGGAGGAGGCGAAAAAACTCGGGCTTGTCATGACCAAAGAGGCGGCCGAGGGCGCGGATAATTTCGGAGACAGGGTCACGACGCTTAAGTTAGCCCTCAAGGCGTCGACTGAACATCTCGTTGGGTCGATGATGCCAGCTCTTACATCCATGGTTGACAAAATTACTGCCGTGGTCGGAAAAATAACAGCATGGATGGCGGCGCATCCGGGATTGACAGATGCCATCGTTAAGACGGCAGGCGCCCTCGGAGTTATCATGTCGGTCATGGGGCCGATGCTTTTGATACTGCCGAAGATTGTGGCCGGTTTTCAAGCGATGAAGGGCCTAGATATCGGCTCAAAACTCATCAGCCAATTCACGGGACTAGGCGCAAGCCTGGGCGAGGCGGGCATCTCTGGTATTCTCAAGAAGATCCCAGCTGTTGGTGTGGCTGCTTTTATTGGTTGGGGCATAGGTACACTTCTTCGGGAAATCCCCGGTGTGGACGAGGCGATCGGCAGGCTCTTCGACAAACTCTATAAGAAAAGAGGCGAAGGCAGTCCCATCGAATTGCTGCCGGGACATTTCGAGGCTGCAAAGGTCAGAGCTGAGGCCCTTGCCGTAGCCTCCGACTTGGTGGGAAAAAGCATCACGAACATCAGCGACGCCCAGGCCATTCTCATCGCTCAGTATAAAGAACACGGCACGACTGGATCCGCGACGTTGGACGCTATGGTCGTGGGATGGGATAAGAATCTCACCGCAGTAAAAACAGTCGGTGAAGTCCACAAAAAAACGATGGGGGAGATGGAGGCAGAGACCGAGGCCGCGGCCAAGGCGGAGGAGGATTGGGCGACTTGGATTGCATCGACAGGAATTGTGACGATAGACAATCAGGCCAAGGCTTGGTCCGAGGCAAAGGGCCATCTCAAGAGACTGGACGATCTCTTGAGAGACCACAAGATCACGCAGAAGGAGTATGACATCGGCGTCCGACAGGTCAATGAGGATCTCAAGGGGACAAAGCAACAGGTAACCGGACTCCTTCCTCCGGCCCGGGATCTGAACGGCGTTATAAAATTGGCCGCCCCAGCTTTTGCCGATGTTAATACGTTTGCCTATAAATATCAGCAGACTTTAGAGAAATTAGGCATCCTTACAATTCGCCAAACGATAGATAGGACTAGGGAGCTCATACGAGAACAGGCAGACCTGAAAACAGCTTTTGACAAGGGCGATATTAGTGCCCAAGACTACGCAAAGGGGATGCAGAAAGTTCAGGGGGATATTAGAGGGGTGACAACCGAAACGACCACTGCGACTGAGACGATGAGCACGGAGTGGGACGGTTTTTTCAATCAGGTCGGCTCGAAATGGGGAGACCTGATGGGACAGTTTGTAGACAGCATAGTAGAAGGCAAGCCGATGTCGATCGTAACGCTTTGGAACAGGGCATGGAAAACTGCGAGGGAGACTTTTTTCCAAGTTATAAGCCAGATGATCGGCTCAGCCCTTGTGAAAGAGTTCAAGAAACTTCTCACGGATCTCTTTTCGGACGTCGGGAAAAGTGCAACCGACATGGGGAAGAATATTATAGACGCTGGCAAGACATCGGAAACCGCTTTGGGGGGAGTAAGTACCTCTTTGAGTGGGATCGGCGGTCTAATCGCGAATATAGGGACGGGAATTGGGACAGCTATCACGGCGATTGCGACAGCCGTTGGGACGGGAATAACCGCCATCGCGACCGGGATCGCCTCGGCCATCACCGTTCTGGCCACGGCGATCGCTACTGCGGCCACCACTCTCGCTGCGGCTGCTCCGGCTCTTATAATTGTCGGGGCTATAGCGATAGCCATATTTGCGGGGTTCTCGGCCGTTAAGGCCCTCTTCGGAGGCGGCGGGATGGCCAGTTCCGCGGAAGCTAATATCAAAAAAATCCAGATATCAACCGAGGGGCTTTTGAATGTTCTGCAGATCGACATTAGAGATAACCAGATGAACGATATTATCTGGGGGATCCAGTCGCAACTAGGCGGGATCATGACCGACGTCTGCGTCAAGATAGACAATCTTGCAAACATTTTGAATACGACTATATGGGAGAAATTGAGTCAAATAAATGATGGGGTATCAGGTATTATTACGGCCATTGAAGGAATCGGCGGAGCCCAGGCCGGCCATGTTTCCACGCAAACCGAGTTGATCATGACCCACGGAACGCCGAGCGAGCCGGAGATCACGGCGCCGGCTGCGAATATTATAAACGCCGTCAGGAGTGAAGGCGGGAAGAGCGTTACGCTGAACTTCAATCCGTCCTTTTATATCGACGCCATAGATGGAAATTCCGTGAGAAAAATCGTCCGGGAAAAGATCGGTCCGGAGCTTATCGCCATGTTGAAGGCGAATATTAATAAACGTCAAATGATGGAAGCGTTCGGAGTTTAAGATGCTATACTATTCGACGACGAATCTGATAAATGCCGTGACCCTTCACGACGTATCAAGCGAGAACACCCTGTACGTTATGGAAAATCTGTATGACGGGCGGCCTTCGAAGCCGTTCTATTTTACAGCCAAGACGAGTCAGTGGATTACCGTCGACCTGGGTGGTCCGGCGCAGGTGCAGTTCTGCGGGATATTCAATCATAATTTCAAAGACCCCGTTGTTTCGGCCGGTCTCTCGCTTATTCTCCACGTGCCGGACCCTGACGCTCATCCTGTGAATAATTTGACGGGTCCCTGGCTGCACAGCATCCCCCTCACATACCGTCTTTATGACCTTTACGGCCGGTTTGACCACACGCACCGCTGGTGGCATCTCAACGTGGAGGATGGGGCAAACACGGTCTTTCCCAGGATCGGAGAGCTTTGGCTGGGTGCGCTCGGCAACTTCCCGACCGCCCATATCCAGCCGGGCCGGGATGATGGATCCCAGTTTTACGCCTCGGAGCAGGTGACGCAGTACGGCCAGGATTGGGATGCCTATTACTCGGAGTCGAAAATTCTCAAAATTAAATTCTCGAATCTCAACGACCCGGCCGTCCTGGACGCCTTCGAGACTTTCCTGACGGCGATCGGAGGACCGGCCGGACGGTTTGTCCTCATTCCAGATCATCATCTGCCGCATGTCTACATGGTCAAGGTGATGGGGTCGCCGTCAGCTCGAAGGATTATCTATAATCCAGACGCGAAAGAGCTGAGGGAGTGGACGATTGACTTCAAGGTCTTGACCAGGGGAATCACTCTGCTATGAGTGTTCAAGACGATCTCAGCAAAATTCGGGGCCAGATTGCTGAGCTAAAACTACGATTGAACGATGTCCGGGCAGTTGTCAGCGGTGGCGTAGCTCTGACGGCCTCGAGGCTCGTTGTCACGAACGCGGCGGGCCAACTCGCCTCGAATGTTGCGCTTGCGGCGGGTTATATGCCTTACGCTACTGCCGCAGGTGCCGTGGCAGACAGTCCTCTATATCGGGCAAGTGCGACGGCCATAGTTCTCGGCGGCACGTCGCCGATGACCGATCCGGTAGCAGCGCAATTTACAATCGCAAATGCTACGAATGCAGCACTAGCTTTGGTAGGCACGAATTCTACGGGTGGATATGCCTGTTTTTATTTACGAAACGAAGGCGGCGATAAAACCTGGTGTCTGTCAATTAGGGATTTGGCTGAGACTTATGCTCTAAAAATCCATCATCACGATGGAGCATCCTGGTCGGCAGCTATTCTTCAAATCTCTACCGCCGGGGTGATCACGGTCATAGGCCAGATCGTCTCATCTTTAGCGATAGGGACGATGCCTCTCAATGTCACGTCCACAACTAAATGCACGAATCTCAACGTTGATCTAGTGGATGGAGTTCATATAGCTGCCCTGGCCATAGGAGATATTCTCTATGCTTCGGCCACGACTAACCTAGCGGCCCTCGCCGACGTTGCCGTAGGTTCCTATCTCCGGAGCGGCGGGGTCGGCGCGGCTCCCCTTTGGTCAACGCTGATTCTGCCTAACTCGGCGACGGCCTTCCGGTTGCCGGTGGCTATGGCGGCGAATACTATCGGCGAACTCGCGGCGGTAGGGGCAACGGGAGAATATCTGGCCGGAGTTACGGGCGCTATACCGGCCTGGGCGACGTTGAATCAGGCCGCCATTGCCGGATTGACCGCATCAATAATTGAGTCTAAACAAAGGAGTTGGCTATTATGAAAATATTAATTCTTGACGCAACGACTAAAAGCATAACGGCCATCATGGCGGGTGCGGCTGCTACCACAAATCCTGATTTTACGGCTCATTATGCCGATGCTACAACTTCTTCTTTTCTTGAGGGCTCGAATGATGGGGTTTTGAACGGGACTACGCCAGTTACTTTGGTTGCCTCCCCTGGGGCGAGCACTCAAAGGATTATTAAAGCGATAACAATACAGAATAGGGACACGGCGGCCGTAGTCGTTACGATTAGATATGTTTCGTCGGGAGGGACAAGACAAATCTGGAAAGGGACTCTTGCGGTTGGAGATACATGGACTCTTGATGGAGTATTCGATCAACTTGGAAATCTAAAAAGTTCCGTATATTCATTCAATGACGCGGAGGGCGATCCGGTTGAAATAGGTACGGCCGCAGATGGAATCTCCTTATATGCCTCAAGAAGAGATCATATTCATGCGGCACAAAAAGCCAACATAAATAACTTAAAAGATACGGATGGGCCAATATTTGATCACTTACATATCACCAAAATTATCGAATCCAAGGGAATTAATATTTCGGCTATGGCCGAAAATTATTATCCAGGTGTTTTTGGTGCATTGATGGGATTGACCGAAGATCTTGGGCGTTATCCTTGGACGGATCTTGGACAACAGGCGGCGGAAACCTATATCCTTTCTCTTGCCTATTTGGGCAACGGAATTGCGCTGGCGGGAACAGGCGGGCATGGAAAGATATTCCGATCTACGGATTATGGGGCTACTTGGACAGACCTTGGACAACAGGCGGCGGAAACCCATATCTATTCTCTTGCCTATTTGGGCAACGGAATTGCGCTGGCGGGAACATACCCTAATGGAAAGATATTCCGATCTACGGATTATGGGGCTACTTGGACGAATCTTGGACAACAGGCGGCGGAAACCTATATCCTTTCTCTTGCCTATTTGGGCAACGGAATTGCGCTGGCGGGAACGGCCCTGCATGGAAAGATATTCCGCTCTACGGATTATGGGGCTACTTGGACAGACCTTGGACAACAGGCGGCGGAAACCCATATCTTTTCTATTGCCTATTTGGGCAACGGAATTGCGCTGGCGGGAACATACCCTAATGGAAAGATATTCCGATCTGTAAATTTAAGAATTCTTTAAATATGAAAGATTTGATTTCGAGAGTCGAGAAATTGGAAATGAGTCATTAAAGGAGGATTTATGAAGATTAACTTTTCGCAAGTTTTGAAAACCAGAAAGGGAGAGCCTATCAGAGACTTGAACATCGAAGGGGCGATGACGACTATCGCCATGAGGCTGAAAAAGCCGGAGGAGCAGATCAATTCGATCTTCGACACCGTCCCAATTCTCGACCGGGAGAAGACGACATTCTCCGAGGTCATGAGGGTGCAGGGCGAGCCGATGACGCTCCGTGATGTCTGCTGTTTAGCCCTTGATTCAGGAATCCAGGGTGAGTCATTAGGTTATAAAGAAAAGCAAAAATTGAACAAGATGGCCGATCGGATTTGGGGCGCTTTGGAGCCGATCGACATGAAGGCCGAAGACATCACGACGCTCAAAGAGAGGATCGGAAAAATCTATATCGGGAATCGCATCCCGGCCCTGGCCTGCGACCTTCTCGATCCCGACCCCGAACCCGATCCCGCCCCGGAGAAAGCCAAGAAAATCGAGAATTAAAACGATCCCATGGCCATCCCGTACCGCGACTGGAATATTTTCGACGTGTTCACCGGGTGGGCTGTGTCTGCCGACAACACGATCGAGAACGAGCACTGGGTCGCGGCGCGTCTCGAGTATCTGAGATCGGGGTGGAGCAAATCGGTAGGCGGCGATTACTATAATTTTCGATGCCTGGCGCGACCAAAACCCTGGAGCGAATTTTCCCAGGTTGAAGATATCGATAGCTTAAACTGTCTCTATGAAGTCGTTGTAGATATCAATGCCGTTACGAGTCTTAATACCTGGGTTCAAACTCATTGTCACGTCGGCGCGTTTTTCCAGAAGAATCCGGCTCCGCCTCTTTTTTGGGATTCGAGGCTTGCGAACGGGCGGTATTATGACGGCGTGACCATGTGGAGTCCGGGGGCGACGCCCTTGGTAAATGGGACGATGTATTGTAATCAGCCGCAATTTGACATGTTCGCCTATCCCGTTCCTTTCAAGCTCTGCGCGGGAGCGACGTACGATGCAACGCTCGCGGGTCCAGAGTGTTGGAACGAGCGTCAGCATTTTTATAGGAACGGTCTCCTCTTGGCGGCATTGAATCCGGGGACCGGGGGGAACCCTGGAGTAGGTCAAGGCATGTTTCTCGATTTCCAAGTACTGAGAGTCAGGGCGAAATTTTTAAATCCGATCGTCAATGAAAAATTGCAATCGGGGCCGATGACGACGGCAGGGGGAATATCGGTCGTCTTTAATGGCCTCGGATTCGACAATGACGACACGGAAATAAGGAATGTCGCCCAAAATAGCAACAATGATATGCCGGTTGGCGGATGGCAGGACGCCGTAACTCATATCACATTCCACGGCCTCCAGGGCCAGGGCGATTATGTCCTTCACAGCATCTATGTCCACCCGGCTCCGGATTTTGTGGTCAACGATAATACGCAGATTACGATCGCGGCCATGCCGGCAATGCTTGAAGGGAGTTATGAGATTTTTCTTGATAAGCGCCATGCTCAGATTTTTACCATCTTCGGAGTATTCCCGGCCGGGGGATACGCCGGAGACTGGAATTGCGAGGCAGATGGGCGTCTTTATAGAGGATCACGGCTCTCTTTTTATGTCCTTCCTGTTGGAGGGGACGGAGGAGGCGGAGGAGGCGCAGATGGAGACGGCGGGAAAAAAGGCGCGGTTATTTCGCTCCACAAATGGCACTTCAAAAATTTCTTGGGCGACGTGATAGACCGATATTATTCCCCCGGTGATATCATCAGCCCTAAAATATTTTACGATGGCCGGATCCAAGACATGAGCGGGTTCACGCGGTCAGTCGCCGAGCGGACGGGCCTCTATGTCGGTGCGGATATGAGTGTCACGCTGGCCAATCCAGACAAGGAATTCTCGAAATTACTTGGGTCGTACAGGTTATTAAAAAACCAAATCGTCGAAGTCTATACGGCCTGGCGGAATTATCCCGAAGCCATGAAGGAATCGGCTGCGGTTTTCGTGGTCAATGATTTCGAGCTCGCAGGACCAGCCTTCCACGTAAGTCTTGGCGACCTAACGAAAAAATATTTTCAGCGGAAAATTCCCCTTTACCGATGCACGAAAGAAGAGTATCCGAATATCCATGATAATGCCAAGGGCCTGGCCATGCCCGAGGTTCTTGGAACGGCGTCATATACTGGGGCTGATAACTGCGGCGCCGTAGAGGCTCGGTATATCGACACGGTTCTTTTCCAATATCTCGGAGCGCACGGGAGTTTAAAGGCGATCACGGAAGTCTATGGTGACGGTGTTCTCGCGGATCCGGCGACCTACGCGGTCAGCTACGCAGACGGGGGCAGGACCTATATCACGTTCACGTCCGACCAGGGAGACAAGAAAATCACGTTTAACTGCAAGGGGTATGTGTATGACCCCTGGAACGACCCAGCCAACGGTTACATTCAAAATCCAGCGTATGTGATCGGTTATTTCCTTCAATTCCTGGCCGGCCTTCCGGCAAATTTCCTTGATATCAGCTCGATTGAAACCCTGGCCGACATATTCATTGCACTGGGCGAACAGCAGAACGGATATCTTATCATCCAAAACGAGCAGGACATGGAGATTATCCTGGGCGAGCTCCTCATGACGCTCGGCGCTTACAGCGCGTTTGACCGGATAGGCCGGTTCAAAATTGTCAGAAAGGATATTAGCAACATCCCGACAGCGGAGACGATATTCGCCCAGATTGACACCCTCAGCCATCCCGTCAGAAAGTTCAATTATGCGGATACCGTCAACCGGATACGGGCGCAGTGGAATTACTATCCGGCAGCCGAAATATATGCCCAAGAGGACGAGTTCGGGGACGAGATGAGCATCGAGGATCTGGAGAAGGAGATGGAGGCGCCCGAACCATATTGTTTCCCTTGGACGCTTTCGGCAGCTTGGGGAGCGTTCCGGGCGAACGAGGAGCTCCTAAAATATCGTTATGGGTATCTCAAATTCTCTTTCTCCCTTCCATTGGACTGGATTGACCGAGCAGACCTCTTGACCGACCTCCGACTGCAGGATCCGTTCGGGATAGACATTCTAGGGCTGGGCGAATATGGACGATATTGCTTCGTAACTTCCCTGGGCGTCGATTATCAGGGGAATAAACTGGACATTGAAGCCGCGGACTTGGGTTGGCTTCTCTGCCAGTATTTTGTCGTCGGGGATGAGGCGACATTGGCGACGAACTGGGCCACGGCGGACCTCGAGGACAGGATGTACGCCTATGCGTGTGACGAAACGACCGGAAGATTTGCAGATGGCGAGCCCGGTAAAAAAGTAAGCGATGAAAGTTTAGGAGGATAATATGGCCCTTATAGATGGCGACGACCTGATTAACGGAACGAATGTTCCTTTTCAACAAATGAACCGGATGAAGAATCATTTCCGAGGGGCTACGGAGCCACCTGCCATCCAGCCGGGAATGTTATTCTCGGATTCGGACGACGAGGCCCTGTATCATCGGCAGGCCGCTCTATCGAAACATATCCTTCAAGAGACGGACTGCATGCTTTATGCGGATTCAAAGTTGGCGACCCTGGCCAGCGCGAACATGAATCCGGGCGGAGCGACGCCCGTCATGACGACGCTCTACACGGTGCCGGCTGGAAAATCCTGCATCATCACGAAGGTCGTGATCAGGAACAGTTCGGGCAATCTCACGACGGCGTCGATATCGTTTGGCTTTGATGCGGTCGGAAGCGATTGTATAACGAACGCGACCCACGTCACGTTGACCGGATCCACTATTTATGAGATCATTCCGGCGAAGGTGGGCGCAGTACGCGGCGTAGCGGCCGGGACGTTCAAGATTGCGGTGAACACGAAACAGGGCGGGGCCATGACGATCTCCATCGACGTGTTCGGATATCTCTTTTAAGGAGTGACAAATGGAATGGAGAGAAGGACAAAACTATTTTTGTGAAGATGAATTCGACAGCGTAGGCGTTGTAACTGACCGAAGGGGCGTCAGAATAGAGGTGGGCGTCAAGAAAGGCGGTCTTCTACTGAAGACCGTAATCAGAGGCAGTCGATCTCCTTATCCGATAACGACTCCCCCTGAAAAAATTCCTCCGCGCAAAGTGATAGGCGCAATCGCGGTTTCGATCTCCCACATCGGGACGGTTGAGGTCACCTGTCCCCTCGAAGGCGGGGGACTGAAAGATTTTTGGGATTGGCTCTCAGATATCCCCGACCCATCGGGCGACGAACCTCCGCTGGTAAAGGTGGCGCGTCCGTGGCCAGAGTTTAATCCGGAGTTCCTGGCGTGGTCTCCCCTTTGCGGAGACGGGCTGGTTTATGACCCACAGATCATAGACGAACGGCAGTTGGACGAGGTCCGAGCGGTCATGGCCGCAGACGGTATCGCGGTGACGCGCGATTTCGCATGGGGGACGGTGGGGCCCGGAGATCCGACGAACGGAAGGCGGTTGCTTCCCTGGCTTCCGGATTGGAACTGGAACGAGGCCTATTGGGCTCAGCTCGATCGGCGCCTGGGGCAGTGGTGCCTTCGGGACGGGACCTATGTCATTTCCGTCCTGGATGCCTGTTCGTTTTATGCGGGGAGTTCGTTCGAGACAAATCCTCTCAAGCCGCTACTCGGAGATCGGCCGCAGGATGTTTTCCTTCCAGGCCCGGCGCGGACCAAGGTGTACGAGTACGCCATGGAGCTCTTCCGAAGGACAAGAAAATATCATCCCAGGGTCATCATCCAAACCAGGAATGAAGGGTCGCAGTTGACAGGTCCGGACAACCTCTATGAATACGACCATGCGCTGATCACGCTGTTGAAACAGGCCGGGATGCCGGTAGAGAATATCATGATCGGGTATTACGACAGCTCCATGTGCGCCAAAACGCTTTTACCCGAGACGTGGATGGATCCGGATACGGGCGAGGTCCATCACGGAGTGGATCTCATGGGCCGGGGCTTGGCCGACGCTCACAATATCGGGTCGCCGGAATGTATTTTAGATTCAGGCAGCGAGGCCAGGAGAATGATGTCTTGGGGTGCTTTCCCATCCTGTGATGGTTCGGATAGAGAAGGAAAGGCCGCAGGGCTGGGATGGTATTGGCTGCAACCTGGGGTCGCCCTCCGGCCGACTGCGGCTCAAGCGAAACGGATTGTCCAGATCATGAGTGACTTCGGGTATCCGCGGTTTGAGTATTGGAGTTCGGTCGCGTTTCAAGACGGCTATTTCCCAAACCTTGCGGCAGCAAAAGACCGAGGCCATGAGGAGAGGGTCGCCATGAGGGAGGGGATTGATTGATCCCCCTGTTTCCCTGGTCTCATTTTTATCGGGAAGAATTGCAATGCCCTTGCTGCGGGAAGATCTGGCCGGCGCTCGGGGTGGATCCGAGGTATGAAGGGTTTTTCCGGAAGGTCGAAGATATTCGGACGTTTGTCGGTCATCCAATTATAGTAGCTTTGGGCGGCGGCTGCCGGTGCCTAAAGTACGAGCATCATTATCATCCAGCCATTTTGCTCTCGCCGCATAGCATTTGCGCTATTGACCTCACGTTGAAAAACGCGGGGGAGGTGGACATTACGGTCGAGTGGATTACAGCCATATATCCCGAGCTCCGGGTCGGATGGAAGCAGTATCGGGAGGCTGGCCAAACCTTCATCCATGTCGACGAGGCGCAAATATTTGTTCCCCCGATTCCTGGAATAGAACATGATTGGGTCGATGGCGCCCGATGGTGAATAGGCCTGTTTAAATCATTTAATATCAATAACATATAGCGCGAGGGAGATAGCATACTGCTATCTTCATTAAATCCCATAACTTACGTAAATATTTTAAAATTTTTACTCTTTTAATATCAATAACATACGGATTTTATCCGAAGAATATGGCCTAATTGTACTTGACATATGACTAAACATATGTTATTATCTAACTATGATAATCAATAACATTCAAGGGGGATCAAAAGAGATATCCCCAAAATCCATTTTAAGAGGAGGTTCTAAGATGTCGAAACTGAGTGGGCTCAATTCGAAGATGGAGTCGGGTGAGCTCGAGGAGGCCAGCGTTATGATCGAGTCGAAGCGGAATCGGCGGAGCGTGAAATGCCGGGCGACGATCAAGATGCTGAATGACGATCTTCGGAAGGCGAACAAGTCCGATGCCGAAGATATCCTGGGCGAGTTGAATCGGCGGTTCGGCAAGCTGTACCGGCTGAGGATGAAGGCGTGAACATGAGCAAAGTCAAGATAGGCAGTATCATCCTGGCCAGATTCGCGCCGGGGGGTGAGGTGGTTTGGTGGAAGTGCAGAGTTCTCCACAAATACCGGTCGGATCCGCGTCGCAGGACGATTGGCTTTTTTGAGATTCTTGTAGTGGACGAGCACTCTCCTTATCGGGGCCTGAATTTCATGAGAGCGGCCGTCAATTTAAGGAGGTCCAAATGATGATAGTTAAAAAGGCTCAAGGGAGGCTGGGGGTCGTTCAGATCTTGGCCGATGGCGAAGAGCTTCAACTTATTATCAACGCTCTCGAGGTCATCAATCCAACCTGTCCCGCGTATAGAGGTTCGGTCGACCTCCGGGACCTAGCTCGGCAGATGGCACAGTGCATCCAAGGTGTGGTAGGCAAATGATCGAACAAGTTGAAGCCAAATCCTACGGGAATGGGAAGAAGTCGCCCGGCAACGGCAGTACGTTCGAGCGTCTCAAGACGGCGGGCATCCTCATAGACAAGATACCGCACGGCCGACAAGGGTCGGTCGTCAATTCGGCTAGAGTGGTCTATGAGTACTGCAAAGAGCTTGGTTTCGCTGACCGAAGAAGGGAGGTGCTTAGCGTCCTGTACATGAACACAAGAAATCGGCTCGTGTTCAGGGAGATAAGCGCGGTCGGGGGGATAGAGTCATCGACAGTCGACGTAAGGGAGATAGCGAGAACGGCAATTTTAGTGGACGCCTCGTCCGTCGTGCTGGTGCACAATCATCCATCGGGGGATCCGGAGCATTCGTCGCAGGACCGGCAGCTGACGAAACAGTTGGCCATGGCCTTGTTGCTGGTCGAAGTTAAACTTCTCGACCACGTTATCCTGGGAGATGGCCGATATTCCAGCCTAGCCGATGACGGCCTCATGAGTGAAATCTCCCAGGAAGTTAGCAGCAAACTCATGGAGGCGTTTCTCCCTTCCCAGCCAGCAGGTCGGGGACTGACGGTAAAATAATGTTTTACATTCATTTAAACTTATGATAGGATATAAATAGGAGGCAAAAAAAACATGACAGAGCAACAAATGATAGACCGAAGAATTGACCGAGACAAGCGCTCTTGGTATCCTGAGCAACATCGGCATGAGCTAGGCATCTGCGGAGGGAATGCTAATCTCTGCTATGAATGCGCAAAGGATGAAGACGCTTTCTTGGCTGAATGGGCAAAGGATAAACCCGCCCCGATTGACGGCGAAGACTTATGCAATTATTGGAGGAGAATTGGGGGCCGGTATCTGGACGGCTGGTATAAAGCAGCCTGGAACAAACAACTCAAGGCGAACGGCATAGCCGACACGCCGATAAAGTGAAAGTGGAGGTAAAAGAAACATGAATAAACTTGGGACGGCATGGACGGGCGAAGGAAAAGGGGCCAAGCCGAAAGACTTCCTCGCTGCATTAGAACAATTTGAATGGGGAGGCTCCGCTGAATTGCTGCGAGAAGTAAAAGATAAGCTCAAGAACATGCTCGATTTTCGCACTAATTTACGCCTTACCGGCGCTCCGATCCGCTGGTATGATTTACGGCGGATGCTTGTTATGTTTTAGGAGGTAAAAGAAGCGATGACAAACGAACATCCGGCAACAATGTATCGCCAGGGACGCGGATGGATCGTCTCTAAATGGGACGAAGGTTATCAGGCATATGTCTTATCTGGAGAGGTAACATACTACGATGCAAGATTGAGGGTAGGGCGGGCCAATTGCCCCGGCGCACATGGTGGCAAATGTAGGACGCCAGACAATCACGTGCATTACCAAGATAGGTAAGCCCGGCCCTACGGGGCCGTAAACGCCGATCCGGTGGCAACGCCGGATAAAGGAGATTAAAGATATGAGAGAGATTAACACATCAATCATGGCCGAAGTTCTCAAAGCGGCGGACGATCTGCTGCTGGCGGCCTGGGGAATGTACAACAACCTACCCGAGGATAATCACTTCCGGACCAAGGCTAAACCGGCCCTGGACGCCATGGAAGCGGCCCTCAAAAAGGCGGAAGGATAATGGCTAACCCTTCTCCCCTATCCCCCCAGGTATCTTCGCTCCTATGCGCTCCAAGGTGCATTTTTAACCCATATAAAGGAGGCTTTCAAACATGACAGACACAGTCAGGGAAATCTATTGCGGGCGGGCTTTCCGTAAGGCCAAGGTCATCATCCTCTGCGATGGAGAAAAGCATTGGCAGAGGTCGAGCGATGGATCCCGGAGGTATGTTGGCAAGTGCCATGACGCCGGGAATTGCCCGAATAGAGTGTGGAGATTAAGGTCGAACAAAAAGGAGGCGTCGAAAATGTCTAAAGTTTTCACACAGAGGAAGGCCGGGTATTATCCGAGCTTCGAGGTTTTCCAAAAATGCTATGAACGGCTCGAGGCGCTCTTCGCCGAGCATGGAGGGCTCGAGGTCTTTCTGACGAAGGAGGAGCCGGGATATCTCAAGCTCAAGAGCGGGGGGTTCATGGATTTGAGCATCGACCGGCTCGGGCCGGCGAAGATCGCCATGGCTCATAATTACATTCAAGAGGGCGACGTGATGGCGGATCCCGATATGGAAGTGAAGATCGAGATCGGGGCGAGGATGGCCTTTGGAATGACCTACCAGCAGGATGGCCTGGGCGTCTATCAAACCGCCGACGACGGGACCGGCCATGGTGTCAACGTCGATCTGCGCCGGAAGCTCTCGTCGTTCCTATTGACCTGGCTGACAAACCTGGAGCACCAGGGATTTTACAAAATCTAGAAAGGGAGGAAAGAATAACATGAATCTGAAAGAAACGCTTTCGAGATTGGAGATGGAGTACGGCGAGAAAGTCGAGAGGGCGAAGGTCGCGGCGAAAATCGCCCGGAAGATCGACGGCCTTTTGCCGGAAGGATGGAAGTCGGAGTATGACGACTTCATCACACTCGAGATCACGAAACATAACCCGGCCCCCATCGAAGAGATGATGCTCGTCCGGAAACTCGTTTCCAAGGCTACGGGAAAAAAGGTCGTCCTGATACCAAGTTCATCGGGGAAAAAGCTCTATGGGATTTACGGAAGCGTCGATTACGACTATGGGACCGGAGATCTTCATAAATATCTCTGGGTGAAGATCTGCGCCTACAAGCCCGAGTGCAAGGTCGAGTTCGTCAGCAAAGGCTCGACGATGGTGGAGCAGTTTGAGGCGGTCGTGGACGAGGCGTGCCTGGGGATGCACGAGGAAAAGGAGGGATGATGAAAATCAAAACGGTTCTTATCTTCAACAACGGCGGCATGGCTGTCTTTGATGAGAGCGGACAGCAAGTGCCGGAGCTGCAAAAGTCCTGGATGGAGATGATCTTCGAGTTCCTGCAATCGAAGGGAATTGATCCGAGGGATATTAAAGAGATCAAGTCCCAGGACTATACGATCATCCCGTTCAAAACGGGCGAGGGCTGGGGCTGGAGCGTTGGAAGATGAAAATCTATAAAGGCAAACATGTTCAAGCTGGGCCGTGCGACATCTTTGTCCACGAGGAGGGCAAAGACCATCCTTATCCGCTCAAGCATATTGTTTACCATTCGCCGGACGGCTTTCAATGGGGATACGGCGGCAGTGGGCCGGCGGACGCAGCCTTCTCAATCCTGACGGACTGTCTCGAGCCGGAGAAGGGGGGAATGGCGTGGCGCCTTCACCAGGCTTTCAAGTGGGAGTTCCTAGCCACGGCAGAGGTCCTTACGACCTGGAAGGTCGTCATTTACGGCCGGCGCATCGGGCAGCCCGTGGATGAGGAGGTCAGCGAGATTGCGGAAAATAGCCCAGGCCCCAACACGCCGTTGGAGGCGTTGCGTCGGATTATCGACCGACTCGCAAAACAAAAGGAGGAAAAAGGATGAAGTTCTATTTTCTACTCGTCATTTACGGCGACGTGTCTTCGGAGGTGGAGGGGCCATTCGTCGACGATGACTACCGCGTCGACCGGGCAAGGGAAATAAAGAGAGCTCGGGGCGATAAGGATGGCCTGTTCCGGCTCAACATTTCGGAGAATGGAGCGCCGGAGATCAGCGATTTCGGCGGCGCGGAATTGGAATAGGAGGAAAAATGGGAAGATCATGTTATAGGGTTCCGTTGGATTACGAGTGGGACGGCGAGCCGAGCATGGACCCGCCGAAGGGCAAGGGTTGGCAGATGTGGGAGACAACCGGAGATACGCCAATGTCTCCGGTGTTCAAGACGCCAGAGGAATTAGCTACGTGGTTGGTAGAGCATAAAGCGTCGGCGTTCGCAGCCGAAACGGCCACGTATGAGGAATGGATGGCGACAATTAAAGCAGGGCACGTGCCAAGTTTGGTTTTGGGCACAAACTCCAAGGGCGAGAAGGTGATGGCTTCCGGTGTCTATTTCGAGGCTCACAGGAAAAAGTAAAAGGAGGACAAAGGATGATATTCAATAAACTCAATTTCTTTATTTCAAGGCTGGCCCCAAAAGGCGGGTCGGGTCCGTACTACGGAGTTCACGTCACGGAAAAGTGTACAGAGGTCACGAACGGCCATTATGCGGTCCGGGTAGCCTGTGTCCCGGAAGCGAAGAGAGACGAGTTGCCGGTTGTTTCCTCGACAAAGCCGATCAAGGGCCGGAAGTTCAGCGCCATGATTTCGTCGGAGAGCGCCAGGCAGATTGAAAAACTGCCGGCGACGAAAATTTCGTGCGGAGCGCCGGCGGCGACTTGGATCTGGCTCGGCCGCGGGTCAAACAAAGACGAGACGCAGTTCATCACAACGGACTTGGAGAGCACAAGGGCCACGACGGTTCGCAACATGGACGGGAAGTTCCCCGATGTGGACAAGATCATAAAACAGTACGGCCTCAATCGGAAGCCCAAGGCAAGCATCGGCCTTAACGCCAAGTACCTGCGCGACATGTGCAACCTTCTCATCCAGGGCGGGGAAATAGAGGTTTGGCTGCGGTGGTTCTCCGCGAACAAGCCGATCATGATGAAATCGAAGAAGGCAGGGCAGGCGATCACTATTATCCTCATGGGAATCAAAGGCGAAGATCGGAAGAAGGAGAAGCCGGCGCCGGAGAAAGAGGCCGCGGCCGCTGAGGAGCAGGGCGCTCCGCTGGGCGAGGAAGAGGAGTCCGAGGGGACGGACAAATCCGAAAACTCCGGTTGACACATGATTAGGCTTATGGTAATATCCCCAATGGAGGTATCAGATGAAGAAAAAGAATAAAAGGGTTATCAAGGTTCCGGCGTATACGCGCGGGGTCCGGAGCGTCATTATGGAAGAGGTGCTGGATTCGCTACTTCCCCGATTCAAGGCCATGAAAAAGGAGTTGGGGCTCAGCGAGGAGGCTCTGGCCTATAAGATCGGCATCAGCATCATGACGATATCCCGGTGGGGACTCGGCAAGACAAAACCACATCCATCCACAATCTCCGTAGTTAAGCGGTTCCTGGATGATTACGATGCGGCGAAAAAGGCTGGAGACATTTCTAGGTTTCAGTGAGAATGAAGATGGGGAAAGGCCGGAAGGCTCTTGCCCTTCCCCACAAGAAAGGAGTTGAAGATGTCGAATGAAAGTTTAGCAAAAGACCGAGGCGATGTCAAGGTCGAATTGCTTCCGGATGATAATGAGATCACGAAGGGCGTCCTGAATTTCTACGTCGAGGAATGGAAGAGGGGCCATACAGGCGATAAAAATCCCAGGGAATGGTTTTACGTAAGCGACGTCGGCCGATGTCCCAGGTCCATCTTCTACCAATTCAAAAATCCCGAGGTGAAGCGGGACATGGCCGCGTCGACAATCATGATGTTCAAAATGGGGGACCTCTTCCACGACGAGTTGCAGCGCGTGTTCAGGGCGCTCGGCTTCTCGACATCGAAACACATCGAGTTTGGGACTTGGTCGAAGGTCGGGTTCATGAAGCGGGGGCGCCTGGACGTTCTGCTGCAAATCGGGGGCACGTGTATCGCAATCGGCGATATCAAGAGCAAGAATCCGTTCGGGTTCAAGGAGCCGCCTCCGGATTATGAGACCGACCAGCTTTTGAGCTACATGGAAGATTGCCGGAACGATCCTTACTTCAAGAACATAAAGCTCCACGACTACGGTCTCCTCATTTACATCGACCGGGGAGGGTTCGGAACGCCGCCGATTTTGATTTGGAAGGTGGACTATTCGAAAGACAGGGTCGAGGCGATCAAGTCCGAGTTTCTGTCGCTCCATGCGAAGATCACCGCCAGCGAATTGCCCGACCGTCCTTATATCCGGGACAGCGTCGACTGTCAGTACTGCCGGTTCCTGGAGCATTGCTGGCGGGATATCCCCCTTCCCCCGGAAGCCAAGATTGAGAAGGACGAAACGATCAAGCCGCCGGCGTACGAGATCGTGCAGTCGGCAGCCGCATCGTATGTCAGCTTGAAGGCACAGATTTCGCAGGCGGAAAAAGACCTCGAGCAAGCGGCCGGCGTCCTTCTTCAATATTTCAAATCCACGGGCCAGGATAAGATCGAGGAGTTCGTCCAAGCCATCGCAACACAGAAGGTGGATATCGACATCGCCTTCCTCTTGGCGAATGTGTCGGCGGACAGGTGGCCGTCGATCGCGAAGCCGCAGATCACAATGATGAGGGATGCGGTGAAGGCCGGGATCCTGGACGCTACGACGTTCGAGCTATCGAAGCGGTACGAGAGCGGCGTGGGCCTTCGGATTATCAAGAAAAAGAAAGGAGACAAATAACACATGATTAAAGGAGTGACGTCAATTTATCGCCCGATTCGATCGGGAAAAATCCATTTAGGAATTAAAAAAACAAAAATGGTGAATGGAAAGGCCGTGGAGTATCCTTCGGAATGTGATAATTTCATCCTACGTGACGCGCCGGAGTTGAAGAAGATCTACGGAGAGGAGACCCATATCCTGCATATCTCCCTCCCATCCGCCCGATTCGAGAAGGAGGATTTCCATCTCTATCTTGACCGCATTTTTCCCCAGTTCCTTAAGATGTATAGATCTTCCGGTCTTTATTGCAAGGGCGACGGAGAGACCGCCGTCCGCATAAATGACGATACGAGCAAGCTCGAAGAGCGGGAATGTCCATGCGCCTATTTTGACTCGGGCCAATGCAAAAAAATTGGGATCTTCCGATTCAGAATAAATTCGATCGCTTCCCTAAATGTCTATCAGATCACTACCGGTAGTTTTAATTCGCTGGTTAATATCAATTCGTTCTGCCGTGATCTTCTCGAGCACTGTATCGTTCATAATGTCGATGTTTCTTCCGTCAAACTTATCCTGACTCGCCGCGAAGAATCTACCCAACATATCTCCGAAGGGAAGACGCATAAAGGCAAACATTTTATCATGATGCTGGACCTGGACCCGCGGTTCTACAAGACGCTGGACGACGTGAGAGGCCCGGCCAGACTTCCCGACCACAAGGTCGCAGAGTTGCCGCCAGCAGACGAGACCAGGGATCCGCTATTTTTCCCGGACGAGCCAGCAGCCGAGGAGGGCGCCGAGTCCCCGGCTGGCGAAGTCCCCGAAGGCGAAGAGCCGGAGGAGGAGAAGAAGCCCCAGGCAGACAGTCTGGATAGGCGACGCCTGGACCTACTGGACCTCGTGGCCAAGTTCGAGAAGGCCGGCGGGAAAATCGGGCCCAAGATGGGAGCGCGGTTAAAGCAGATCGACGCGATGAAGGAGATGGCATTGTCCTCGGCCATAGATTATTTCATAGTGGCGAATGAGGCGCTCAAGGGGAAGGTGCTCAAATGAGGGCGATAGATTGGGCGAAGAAAAGGCTCGAGGATTGTAATGGCTATGCGTCCAGGTCCTTAACGTATAGGGAGGATAATTTGTGGGCGGAGGAAATAGCCGCGCTTGAGGAAATCATCATGAAGCTCGAGCGGCTTGAAAAGATCAGGGACATAGTTTTGTGTTTTCTTGACCTAATGAATGATCGTGACGTCGGCATCGAGGCCGTCCGCAAAGCCTTGGACCAGTGAAAGAGAAGTACATCAATGGACCAAATCCCGATAAAGTTTGAAGAGCCCAAGCGAAGCGTCTCGGCCGCAGTCATCCCGGACTGTTTCAACAATCCGGTGGAGCAAATGCGCTGCTTCATGTGCGAGTTCTATTTAAACTGTCTAGCCGACAGTGGCATGTCCGAGGATATGAAACGCCGGCGAGACGAGCGAAACGCAGAGGTTTCCAGCAAAAGGGCTTGATAATATCACCTCAGTAGTATATTATATGTATGATTCATATATGAATCTAGGGTATAGGAGCAATGAACGATGAATATAGATACCGCAGACCTCAGAATATTGAAAGGGCAGCTTAGAGGGCCTAATTTGAAGAATTTGCTTTTCTCAAAAAAGATAACAAGATATCGGGTCGCGAAAGATTGCAGACTATCTTATCGAACATTATATAATTGGGAAAGAAAGAATCAGGAACCTTCCGATTACAATGCTATTCTCGTTGGAAGATATTTGGGTTTAATAAAATCCGATAAGGCCGAAAAATTAAAAGCGCTCAAAGAACTCAGTGAATTAAAAAAACGTATCGAAAGGTTGGGTTAAATGGGAACCCAGGATGGAATCTGCGTAGTTTGCGGAAAGACCCATGATAGAAAGACAAAACGGGGATGCTATAGATATTATTGTCTAGATTGTTCATCAAAATTAGGTCCTCAAAAAGGAGAAAGAAGAACAGATAATGGAGGATATGTTCTTATTTGGACAGGCGATAAATGGACACAAGAACATAGAATGATATTTGAAAAATATTTAGGACGAAAATTACAACCTGGCCTAGAAATAATCCATCATCGAAATGGAATTAAAGACGATAATAGAATCGAGAATCTTCAATTGCTTTCTCGTACACTTCATTCACGAGGTGTAGAAACCAAACATTCTGAAGATATCTATAGGATTATTATTAAAAATAAAACTTTACGTAAGGAGATCCAGGCCTTGAAAAAAGAAATCCAGAAATTGAAGGAGGTGAAGAAATGAATTTTTCCAACGTGAAGTTGTACAGCATTATTTCCAGGTGGATGACACTTCTGTCCCCTCTCATAGATGTCAAGCAAGAAGATAGGGAGGCCCTGGTCCAGCTCTATGATATTTTGCTGGGGCCGGTACAGGAAGACCTAAAGGAAATATTGGCGTGGTTAGATAGCAAGGAGCCGACAATCCGTTTCATATTTGAGAATAACACATCACAGGATGCACGGTATCATGCATAGAGAGACCTTTTCTTTTTCTCCAAAATCCGCGCCACCATCAAGGCCCCGAAGGTGAGCGTGACTATGGATGAAATACGAGATTTTTCATACGAGGGTGGCTCTATCGTTGAATTTCTTAAAATTCATGGCGTGGAGGTGAAGGAATGAAAAATGAAGCGTTGCTGGCATGGTTAGATTGGTTAGAGAAGCACTTGGCCGACACGTGCGCCCCGATTGGTGCGATCGCCGGGAACGCCCTCGCCCAACTTCGGCTTATGCTCAAAGAGAAAAAAGACGGGGACATATCTTTTGAATTTGCGACCTCTGAACAAATGAAGAAAATTGTCGTAACAAATCCAGCGTTTATCAATATCACCGGCAATGAAAGCCTAATGCGCCTAGCCGAGAAGTTAGGTGTCGAATTTTCAGCGGCGAAGATTATCCGAGATACCGGATACGCAGAGGGACGCGCTGATTACGAGCCGAAGGAGCCGACGGATGAGGAAAGGAAGGAAATGACAGATATTGTTGAGGCATTTATCGGGACGAGGGGCGAGATCCGATTCAGAGGGGGATGTTATAACGCCAAGAAACTTACGGACAAAATCCGCGCCATAATCAAGGCCCGGAAGCCGAGTGTTAAAATTGAACGGTCTTCATTTAATGGTTCAGTCATGTTCTTTTTTAAATGCCCGCAAGGAATACTTTTACCAAAGGCAGTTGCTGAGGAATTGATTCTTGGTCTTGAATTAATCGGTGCGGAGGTGAAGGAATGAACTTTCTAAGTGAACTCAAGTTTGGCAAACTGAAACCGACGAAAGAGGAAAAGGTAGAATTTTTTTGGTGGCAAGAGGAATTCCAATATTTATTAGATGGAAAAATTCTATCGCGGGATGAGATAGCTTATTTGTTCGGCCAGATCAAATCTATTATTGAACGAGAAAAAAACGTCCTCATCGAATCCAAGCGGACGGTGACGAAGGAAACATTAACAGAATGGACACGCAGAATTCTTGCGGTCGGTAAGGACGACCCTGTGATAACCGGTGGAATTCTTATCCTCATGCTCGCCGAACTCGGCATGGAGGTAGGGGAGATGAGTAATTGTGGATGCGAAGGCAGCTGTCCAATTTGTAGAATCAGAGAAGTGGATAATCATAAATGTAATAAGTGTTTTGTTATATTTTGTCCATTTTGTCACGGCATTAGAGTATGGGGCACATTAAAAAATAATAATGTTGCCGACTGCAAATGTAGGGAGGTAAAATAATGATCGAGCTGATTGACGGCCGCGTTCTGCTTTACGGTCCTTATTGGAACGCCAACGGTTTCGAGGTGGCCGTGGCCGCGGTGATAACTCCGGAGGTGGACTGGGCTGCCTACATCGGTGGCAACAACTGTGACGATAGGAAGAGGGCGATGAGGTGGACAGCCCTTCACGGCTGCAAGCTGGACGAGGCGTTGGCGAGATATTTCTTTCCCGGTATCGTTCTTAAGTATCGGGTTTAAAGGAGGAAGGATGAGGATAAATTATGACAGGGTTGCGGAGTTCATGGGGAACGAGGAGTTCAAGAAAAAGATCAGGTGCTTTTTTATGTTGGATATGGAAGCAAGCGCCGAGGGGCTAAGGTTGCGTCCGGTCTCGGTCGTTTATCTCGCGATGTCAATCTGTTTGGACGAAGAGCCAGCGCCGGACTACAAAATGGACGATAGAGAATTATTGGAGTTCCTGTCGAAGCCGCACAATCAGAATTATATAGCTCAGCTTGGTAAGATAATATTGGAAAGGCCCATCAAAGAGCTCTTGGGGATGAAATAAGGAGCATAAATCAATGAGCGCATTTGGAGACAAACTCCATGAGGTGGAAATCAATTTCCCATCCAAGGTCGGCATCGAGCCGGAGTTCTTTTTGAAGATAGACGGTAAGAAGATTGAGGGAATATGCGGAGCTAGGGTCGAAAGCCGAATGATGACAGGATCCGCCTATCCGCTCGTGACGATTAACTTTTGGGCGAAAAACGTAAAGGGAAAAATCGAAGGCAGAGTAAAAGAAGAAAAAATAGTAATCAAGGAGATGCCGTGAGCTTGAAAAAATCCAAAGGCAACATGTACGACTGGGTGACGCATACCCATTCTCACCTGGGCGGCGAGTGCCCGCATAAGTGCAAGTACTGTTACGTGCAACGGAGCGCGTTCGGCCCAGGCGCTAGGTATAGTGGGCCCCTTCGGTTGATTCAGTCGGAGTTCGGGGTCAACTACGGTGCCGGGAAAATCATCTTCATCGAGCACATGAACGATATGTTTGCGGAGGCGGTGCCGGGAGGGATGATATTTTCGATACTCAATCATTGTAAGGCGTATCCGGATAATGAGTACATTTTTCAGACAAAGAATCCAGGGAGAGCCAGGTCTCTGATTGATTCTTTTCCTCCACATTTTATGATCGGGACGACGATCGAGACGAACAGGGTGGTTCCCGGACTCTCGATGGCCCCTCCGCCGATGAAGCGCTTTCTGGACATGCTTTCACTCAGGGAAAGAACGTCGGCTAAAATCTTTATCACCGTCGAGCCGATTCTTGATTTCGACCCCGATGGTCTGGCGCTTATGCTCATGAATCTAAAGCCAGAGTTTGTGAACATAGGTGCCGATTCAAAGGGATGCGGATTAGAGGAGCCGTTGTGGGAAAAGGTTGAGAGATTTATTTATATGCTAACCGTGGCCGGCGTTCCCATAAAAAAGAAAACGAATCTTGAGAGGCTGATGAAGGAGAAATAAAATGTGGTGCTGTAAATGTAATCGAGACCTTTCTGAATGTGTTTGCCCTGATATTAAAGAGCGGCTCAATTCCATTGCGGGCATGGGTTCTTTCGCTTATCGGAAATGCAAAAAATGTGGCGAACATTATTCAAGGTGTAAGTGCCCTAAGCCAGAGTGGATTATAGAGCATAAGCCAAGGGGTAAAAAATAGAGGAGGAAAAGCATGAGACTAACATCGGAAGAACGACGTGAAAGGTTGCATGAGTTTTTAGCGAGGAGGAAATTGATTCTCGCAGAATGGATAGTCATTCATCCCGAAGGACTCACGGCAGAGAATCACGCCGAGGCAATAAAATATTTTCATAATAAGGGTGATGTTTGGCTCAAAAAATGATGGAATACTACGTCCTGGGGCTGATCGGACTCGGGATATTCTACATGATTTTCATGGTTTCGATCGGTTGGTTTATGAAAAAGTATATGGGAGGTGAAAGATGACACATGCTCAATTTCTCGAACAAGATAATTATTGCCGGGAGAAAAACGTCCCCGACGGGTTGGGCTGCGCTTCCTGTCCGGCCATGCCCGAAGATCGCGGAATCGCCTGCGCTGATTCGTTGCGTAATCTCTGCGGTAAATTCTCGGAGGCCATCGGAAAGGCCGATATCAGACCGATAACGAATGAACTGCAATCAAGATATGGGTTCAGCGCGTACAATATTCTGGCCCTGACGGCCGGGGTAATAGAGTTTCCGGAATGAACATGGGAGGTAAAAGATGAGATGTCCAGTTTTTATTGGAAGGCCAGATATCCCCCCGGGTTGGATGGGACAATGTTTTGGCGAGGATTGTGGGTTCTGGCACAAGCGTTTAAATCAGTGCGCGGTTTTGAGCATCGCGGACGGGCTCAACGAACAGCCGGGGGAGAAGCCAGAGGAACCATTGGACGCGATCGAGATATCGGATGAACTTGCGGCGAAGTTGATTGCGGAAAGACTCCTCACATTTTCCGATATCGACAAGGCCGGCGGTATCACGGAGATAATGCTGAAAGGCATTATTACGCCAGCGGAGGCCGAAGAATTGTCAAGTTCCTACCGGGCCTACGTCGAAAAAAATAAGGCTTGAATAAATGGCCGAGAGTCCACTGCGAGGAAGGGATCCCTCCTTTATGGTCTTAGCCAACTTCCTTTCAAAACGCCCTTCCCTCCCGGCCTTATCTTTTCGCTTGACAAGGGCTATTTTAGTTTAATAGAATTGGGACATGAGAGAATGTGTACATGAAAGAATATAAACCCCCCAAGACTGAATGTCTTTCCTTATCCAAGGCGAAGCACATTCTCTCATAGGTTGCGGGGGGTTTTATTTTTTTTAAAGGGATAAGATGAAAAGCATAATTAAGAGACCGCAAGATTTGCCAGCTACAATTGACAAAATTAGAGATTTTATTTTAATAGGAGACGAAAAATTAAAGGCGCAAAAAGCTCAACTCCGGGCAATAGATAAAGTTCATATAATGGGAGCCGTCAGAGACGCTGCCGTAAAAGATGCGCAGCGAATGGCGGAGCGTCTGCTTTGGGCTTGGGTGAGGCTCGGGGAATTGCTGAGGGGGATTGATAAAAGCAAAAGTAAATTTGATTCCGAACGTGGTTCCCAGCATAGAACCACGTCAATTCTCCCCCCCGGGATATCCAAGAGAACGTCGCACTATGCGCAGAGGGCGGCGGAATATCAGGAGATTATAAAATCGATCATAGAGGAAGCTTTAAAAACGGAGAATTTGCCGATATTGAGAACTGCTTTAAAAGAGATACGGAAATTAAAAAATGAAGAGAAAGAAGTAGCGGCTTTAGCTAAAGCCGGTCCCGGAATAGATTATAAAATTACTACGAATCAATCCGTCATCGAATGCGCTAGTTTGATAACCGATCCACCCTATGGAATAAAAGACGAATCATGGGAGCCTAAAGATCTTGAAAGTTTTACAAGAAAATGGGCGGCCGAATGGTCAGTTTGCAAAGCTGAGACGATATTGATTTTCTGGAGTCAACGGTATCTCTGGGAGGGTCGTCGTTGGTTCGATGATTCTTTAAAAGGCTATAAATTTCAGCAATTGCTCATTTGGCATTACGCCAACAATAAAAGCCCTCAAAGCAGAATCGGTTTTAAACAAACCTGGGAACCGATCTTTTTTTATAGGAAAATGGATTCCAATCGCGAGATTAATCTGGGAGGCGGGGAATGGGGAAAAGGATTGAATGATTTCGATTGCCACGTCGCCGCCGTTCCCCAATCTAATTTTAACGGTGTAGATCAAAAACAGCATCCAACCCAAAAGCCGCTCTCCGTCATGAAGTGGCTTGTTAATGCAGTAACGAGAGCCGGTGAATTAATTGCCGATCCTTTTATGGGATCGGGAACTACGGGAATCGCAGTCATTCAATTAAAAAGGCGATTTCATGGAATTGAAATCGATCCTGAATATATAAAATTAGCTCAAAAAAGAATAGCCTGTTATGGGAAATAACCGTAAAATTTGGCTACCTGACACTGAAAAATTCAGGATAAAAATGAAACCCGCTGCTTTAAAGATTTATTCTAAGATATTCCCGGATTGCGAATTAAAAGATTTGAGAGAACGGGGCGTTAGGGTCCATATCTTAGACAAAGAGTTTGGAATCGACAGTCTCATAAATTTAAAGAGTCGTCAATGGATAAGTATCCAGGAAAAATATAGAACCTATTATTATTATAAGACATTCGGTGCAGATTTTACGCAGGAATATTTTAATGCAGTCGGAACTATATATGAGAATCCGGGAGAATGGTTTTCTTTAGGTGCACAAATTTATTTTTATGGTTGGGCGGATGAGAAGGAGGAGAATTTTTTTAAATGGGCGTTGATCGATATCGTAAAATATAAAATCATCGTCGAAAAAGCGGGGGGGCTGGAAAAATTCGGGAAATTACAACAAAATATAAAACACGGATCGTCAAATTTTTATTCATTTCCTATAAAAAAAATAAAAAATGCTTTTATCACAACTTATAAGGATTTTTAAATGGCCAGAGGACGCATGATCGACAAGGTAGTTATCCTGAGCAAGAAAATTAATGCCATCTCTGAGGGTGCCGAGAATTTATACTATCGCGTTAACATTAAAGCCGATGATTATGGCCGGTATCACGCCGAACCGGAGATATTGAAAGGGCAGGTTTATACCTTAAGGAAGATAAAATTGGCGGAAATATTCCGTAGGATTGATGAATTATGGAAAATCGAACTTATCAAATTATATGTGGTGAAGGATGAAAAATATTTGGAGATAGTCGATTTTGAAAAGCATCAAACGTTCAAAACGGATCGGCTCAAAAAGGCCGAATATCCAGAACCAAAAGAATATTTAAAACATGAGATTGGAACCCAAATGGAACCAGTTGGAACCCAAGTGGATACAAATGGAAGCTTAAGTAAAGATAAGTTAAGTAAAGGGAATTTAAGAGAAGGGAAGTTATTTAGGCTTCCATTTGGTTCTGAGGAAGGTGAAGTCACTCCCGAAGAGAAGAAAGACGTGCCGCCTCCCAAATGGGTAGAACAAGCTCTTGAGGAAATCCCAAAGTTATTCAAGAAGTATGGCCGAGAAAATCTCCTAGAGGATAAAACATTTTTCGATTATTTGGTCATGCTGACCTGGGAATTCAAGGACTTGGACGCCTGTGAGGAGATCGAGGGAAAATTGACTCATTGGATCAAGCAGCCACCGACAGAGAAGTCGAATCTTTGTTTGCAGTTCAGGAATTGGTTCAAGATGGGCCGGAAGATCGAGATAGAAAGAAAGAAAGAGAAAATGGTGGGGAAGGCAAGAAAATGATAATCCATAAAATCCGGGTGTTCAAATTCTCAGAGTTTGTCGACATATTCATCGAGAGCACAGACTCGGGCGAGGCCCAGGCAAAGGCGATAAGGAAGGCCAAGAGGGACTGGGACAAGCTGGGGCCGGTAAAAGATTTGGGTCTCCTGGCCATCCCAATCGGAGATGAAGAGGAAATCGAAGAGGGGAAAAGGACGCATTAGATGAAAATCATAGCGTTGGACCTTGGGTTAAAAACGGGATTTGCCATGGATCCGGGCGGCGGTCCGGTAGAATCAGGTTTCTTCCAGGTCTCGGAAAGCAGGGGAGAAAGCCGCGGCATGAGGTTCCTGCGGTGGGGATCCTGGCTGCGGGATTGCTTGGACAGGGAAAAGCCGGACTTGGTTATTTACGAACAGCCCCATTGTAGAGGAGGCGCGGCGAATGACGTCCTGGTTGGGATGGCTACTCGAGTCCAGGAATATTGCGCGGCGCGGGGGATCCAGTACGGCATGGTCCATTCGATGGAGCTAAAGAAATGGGCTACCAAGACGGGGAAGTCGAAAAAACCGGAAATGATAGCCGCGGCGGTCCGGAGGGCCGGCCGGTCTTTCAATTCAGAGGACGAGGCAGAGGCTTGGCTTATCCTGGCCTATGCCAAGGAAAAATATGGAGAGGAGGGCAAATGACGAAAGCAATCGTGGAGTTTTTGGGGATCGGAGTATCGCCCGGGTTCCCGCTGTGGGCCGTGGTGATCATCGGCGGGGCGCTTTTCTTTTTGGGATTTTTCGCGGCGGCGTTACTGGCGACGTCGTTCTCGCCCTGGGCGTCGAGAGCCGAAGAGAGAATCGAAAGGGATTTTATCGAAAGGGATTTTGAGGAGAGGGCGCAGGAAAGGCACTCGGCCCGGGAAGAGGCGTTCAAGGCGCTCGGGATAAACCGAAAGGAGGGAAGCGATGATTAGTGTCCTGCTTTTCGCCAGCGTTTGTTTAAATATCATTCTGGCGCTAGTCGCGGGGTTTGAGATGGGGAAGAACAGATCCGAAAAGGTAGTTTTTCCCCCTAAGGAAAAACTTACAACAAAGGAGCCAAAAACATGACAGATTCGGAGGTCATCAAAAGGGTAAAAGTGGCGGTCACGCAGTATCGCAAAGAAGCCGTCGATGCGATAGAGGAGGCCACTCGGAGATTGCTCGAATGGCTGAACGCAGAAGAGGCCACCAGGGCCAAGTTGGAATTGACCGGAGGCAAGCCTTCCATCCCCCTGGAAGAGAAGAAGGAGCCGGTCATTGAATCCGCGGAAGTCGCGCCGGGAACGGATAGCCAGAAATGAAGTGGTGGCAGTGGGCGCTTTGCTTGTTGTTCGGAGCGGCCGGCTACGCCCTCGGGAAAGGCATTGTCCGGCTGAGTTATAAAAATATCCCATCAAAAAAAAGGTAAAAAATGCCTTTTGATAAGTTTGAATATAAGCGGACATGGAATTCATTGCATCCTGGTGCTCAAAGACGATATCATGCGGTAAGTTATGAAAAAACAAAAGAAAAATGTCTAGCTAGGGTACAAAAATGGCGTCAGAAAAATCCAGAGAAAATATATGCTCAACACGTTATCGCACATCTTATAGAATCAGGAAAAGTAATTCGGCCGATTTATTGCAAATGCGGAAAGATGGAAAATATTCAAGCCCATCATGAGGATTATAAGAAACCTCTCAAAGTGATTTGGATTTGTATGTTTTGCCATCGTCGATTGCATAGTAAGTCATCACACTTGCGAGTATATTAAATTTATTAGAAAAGGAGAGACATTATGGACATCATAGCTTTAATCGCACTGACAGCGGCGGCGACGCAGATCATTAAGAAAGGGCTCGAGAAACTCTTGGGCCATGATCTCGCGCCCATCGCCGGGACGATCTTGGCCGTCTTGGTCTCAATCTTTGTGGTGAGTTACAAAGCCATCGAGACGTCCACGCCGTTCACGTTCGCCCTGTTCATGATCTGGGTTCAGGTCGCAATCGGCGCCACGGGCGGATTCAAGTTGGCCAAGGCTTTTCTGCCCAATCTATTGGCTGGCAACAACATGGACGAAGAAGGACATTCGCGCGCTGAATCAGACAATGAAGGATGGGATTAAAATGACGAAAGCGTTTAGAGAGGATGCGGCCCGGCTAGGCATAACATTCAAAGATGGTCTAAAAAATATCGAGGAGGGCCGGGTTTTAAGCCATCGTCTGTGCATAGGTCGGCTACTGATATTGCCAGAGATGATCTGTAAGGTTTGCTAAGTCAGTCTGCTCCCCTGACCGGCCTTCTTGGCACCCATTTTCATATTGCTAAG